GTTGTATCGCCAGTAGCACCATCATGAGTTATCGCTAACACCGTGTTCGGTATGATAATCGATGGATCACATGGATCAATATTATGGAACGTAGTACTGTCAGCACTTACGGTGATATATTGTGTGAATCCACTGATAGGTTCAGGAGGACATTCGTAACCAATAGTCGGATTTACCACAAAAGTAAAACCACTAGCAACTTCTGCTTGGCTATTTTCATCAAATATTGTTTTAGGATTCAAGTCCCAATGGTATGAATGTTTCAGACCAAATGAACCACCACCCCAACTTACGTTGTATGGAACACCCAATTGTTTTTCTCTACTGTTTTTAAATCCTCTGAAATAGAACTCGGTGAAGTCTTCAATCTTCCATACTTGTCTACCATCAATGTGTACATAAAAATCACCAGTTCTTACAGGAGTACAATCTAAAAGAGTTTTATCGGTGATGTCTTCATAAGGATTGAAAGTGATGTCGATCATAGTCCAACCAGTTTTAGTGATCGCATATGGCGACTCTTCTGACTGTACAATTCCTTTTGAATCAATTCTTGTGTATCCGATCTTACGATCAGAAGACAAGTAGAATGCCATTATATTGGCATCAATATCGTTATTTAAGTTTTCAATCTCAATCTCTTCTGTGTGGTTTTGATCCTGAATTGCTTTCTTGGTAACAGTTACTATTGTTTTAGAATCCAAGAAATTGTCTTCACTGGTAGTAACGCCACTCGTTAGTACTTCGGTATTTGTAACCAGATATGCTCCGCGTGAACCATAGGTCACTCCACTCGTTGTTGCAGTGTATTGAACACACTCACCAGAGAACGATGGAATGTACTTGTCTTCTGCACGAGCACCTAATAACAAGAAATAACCATCATTGAACGACTCCGGTGTTAAGTACACCAATGTTTCAATTGTAACTCCTTTGCCATATCTGTATGGTGCAACTTGGAAAGGGTAGTTCTTCAATTTGAAGAATCCTTGTAAATAACCACCATCAAGCATGAAGTAATTACCTACCGTCAATCCAGTTGTTGGTGGGGTAACTCCGGTGATGTCATATCCGTCATAGAATGTTCCACCAGTAGGGGTGTTGTATCCAACACGGTAAAGAGTAAGTTTTGTATTTTGTGGTGATATTGTCATGGCATCAGTCATTTCATTGACTCTGCCGTTGTCAAAACCAGTTAATCCGAAATCATATAGGAAAATGTCGCTCGAAAATGCACCAGACCATTTTGTTAAACTTACTGACGTGAATCCACTGTTTAAATCCCATGATTTTAAACTGGTTAGATCAATATGTATCGCCAAATTGTCGTTGATAATCGTACTAAGACATGATAAATCGCTCATTTTTAGACTTTTTTATAAATACTAATCGGGAAATCGAAGGATAAGATTTTCTTGAATGATCCAGATTTGTTTGATCTATTTTCCGTATTTATAAAAAAGTATACTTTCAATGCAATTAGATAAGAATCCAGAAGTACAACAAGTGGAAGCAAAAAAGAAACGCAGAACATTGCGTGGTGGTTTAGGCTTACCAATTGGCAGTCTTTTATTTGCAGCACCTCAATTCGCAAGTTATGAGGGTAATGGTGAAGGCGAAGGATTGGGTGAATCAACCGATGCATCAGGCATTAATGAAATGATTCATGTTGCCAAAGATTTACAAGAAACAATTAAAAAAAGCGGTAAGAATTATGAAGTGTACGATATTGAGGAAGCAGGTATTCCTTTGTACACGGCACAATTTGAACCAAACATGAACGATAAGCAAGTCGGTGCATTCCCTCAAAATGAAGGAAAGAAATATTTGGCACACGTTAGAAATCCTGAAACAAATAAAATTGTTCAGATAGAATACGCCAATCCGGGACTACAAGTTGAGGAACCAAAAGAAAAGAAACCATTTGCCCCTAAAAAGAAAAAAGGTGGAACTCTACCTAGACATTGGTCGTCTAAATATTGGGCAGCAACTCCGGTAAAGAATTTGCTTGCTGAAATTATAAAACCGGACGAGATCGATGTAGCAACATTGAAGTTCAATGATGAACTCAATCCACTACTTTGGGAAGAAGACGGTAAGTTAAAGGAAGATGTGAGAAATCAACTTCTTAAAATTGCTGCCGAGTTTATTAAGTCATGCAAAATTGAAGAGTATAAGTACAATGACATTGTGTTCGTAGGTAGCATGGCTAACTACACGTATACACCACAGTCTGACATAGACATACATATTGTTGTCGAATTCTCTCAGTTCAAAGCAGACGAAGAAATACTTGGTGAGTACTTCGATGCAAAGAAAGACCTTTGGTCAAATAACCACGACATCAAGATTAATGGTCACGAAGTTGAATGTTACGTACAGAACTCGGAAGAACCATATACTTCTCTTGGTGTTTACTCATTAATGAAAGATGAATGGGTAAGAGAACCATTGAAGAAGATGGTTTCAGTTGACGAAGGAAACATTCAGGTTAAGGCAGCAGTCTACATGAATGCAATCGACAAATTGGAAGAACGTTTGAAAAATGGTGAAGACGTTGTTGAAGATTTGAAAAAAGTAAAAGATAAAATCAAGAATATGAGAAAGAATGGTCTCTATAAAGAAGGAGAATATTCAACTGAGAACTTAGTATTTAAGGTTTTAAGAAACAGTGGATACCTTCAAAAACTCATTAACTTGAAAAATAATAACATGGATCAAAACCTATCCTTATAATGGCAAAGACATATTACATTACTGAGTCGCAATACAAAACTCTTCTTGAATCTAAACAACTTGAAAAGAAGAATTTAATTGCAATCTCAGAAGAAATTGATTTAAAGAGAAAAACTCTTACAGAAGCAAAAGCACTTAACGAAGGTGTTATTGATACTGTTAAAAAATATTTAAGAGCAGGTGCGTTAACTGCTGGTATTCTTGGATCGTTGCTTGCAGCACAGAAAGTTGATGCACAGCAATTACAACAAGCAGGTGTGCCAACTGAATTAGTTCAGCAAGCAGTGCAACAAAGTGCAAAACATAATCCCGGTGAAATGAGTAACAAGCAGATAGAGCAGAGACTTGTTCAGATTATGAGACAAAACAATCTAGGTGGTTCTTTGAAATCATTTAATGCACTTGGACAACAACAGAAAGACAATATCATCAATGGTATCAAGACACAGATCAAATCATTGGATGACATTAATAAAATAAGTATCGGTAATTGGACTGATAAGATGCAACAAGGTCAGAACGTAGTTCAATTCGATCAAACATCACGTCAAGAAATTAGAGTTGTTACTATAGATACAGTTTCATCAGTGCCAATGCAACAACATTTTGCAATGAACTCGATTAAACTTAGTAGTCCTCAAGAAACAAAGGCGACACTTGATTCATTGGTATCATACTTCACAGAAATTGATTCAATCACTATCGAATCATCTTCAAGTACATTGAGAAATAAAGGTGAAGCAGAAGGAATGACTTGGCAACAACTTTCACAAGCAAGAGGTGAAGCGATTCAACAATTACTTGTTGGTGATAATATAGACCTTGGTGGTGAAGGTGTGAACGTTGTAGGTAAAATTACAACTGACATGATCACTATCAATAGTGCAGGTCAAAATGGTGATGGAACCAGTGGGCCTAAAAGTCCATATGAAGTTGGAGAGTTTGCACAAAACTATACTCAAAGAGGTATCGATCCTAAATTCTGGCAATCTGCTTCACAAGAAGAAGCGTTACCAGAAACACAATTAAGTCAGTATGGTCAATATCAATACGTAGTCGTTAAGATTTACGGAAGAGTTGTTGAAACTGATACTCAAGACGTACCATCTTACAGATACATCGTGCTTCAAGTAAGCAAAGCAGGTGGAAAGGTTGAGACCGGAAGTAAAAAGAAAGTACAGGATGTTAGTAAGTGCCCTGTAAAAGTAAAGAAGCAGGACATTAAAAATGCCCCACTATATAAGTAAAAAAAGAAACCCCTTTCGGGGTTTTTTTATTTTTGTTCTGGTGCAAAATATGTATTAACCTGTCGTTTCTTTTTAACTCTGTATACTTCTCCGTTCTTTAAGAAGAAGGTTATCCCCCTATTATCATCCGAAGTAACTACGGCACTAATCAGATCACTGTTGATTAAACTGTACTTCTCACGCGGATTGTAGTTTTTGATACTATCGAGTACCGGATATTCAATCAAGAATACCTGTACGGCAACAGTTTTTTTGTTTAGTTGTTGTTCTTTTGCGATTCTCACCGCAGATTCTCTATTTATAAGGTAAGCGGATTGATATGATTTGACTGTCTTCTGTGCATTGGTTGTGACCGTAGTTAAAACCAGCATAGTGACCAATAATAGTAGCTTTTTCATAATTTCATGTTTTACTTATGGAATTATACGGAGAAACTCGGTAAAAGTTGCCCGAAAGTTACTATTTTTTACAGAAAAGTGTATTTTCAACCTCCCAATAGTATTTATAAAAAAAATACTTGAATAACATTAATTTAAGAACTCATAAAATGAGCAAAAGCAACTTACAAGAAAATTTTTATAAGAGATTGAAGCATCTAGGAGGCGTTGGGAGCAAATCATCAAACAACCCCGCATCATCATTAAGTACTTCTACTCTTGTTGATTACACAAGATCAAGCGAAGGCGTGGCTCTTGGTATAGTTAAAGAAAACCACAACTATTTCATCAAGACCTCAAGCAGTAAAGATGAAACTCTTGGTGCAGAACATTTCACTTACATTGGTGGAGTTGAAAACAAATTCAAGTATCAGTACAATACTTTATCAGAAGCAGAGAAGAACAGAAACTTCTACATTAAGACTTTGAATGAATCTGCTCACAAGCAATTCAAGAAAATCTCTATCAATGAAGGAGAAAATATCGCTAAGGCTCAACCAAATGCAAACGTGGAGAATCCAGAAAAAGCACAAGGTGAAGCTGACAAAGGAAAAGGTAGTGCTCCATTGAAGGACACCGCACCTACAAAAGAACCAGCAAAGGTTCCATCGGCAAAGGAAATTGTTGTTGACAAGACACAAGTTAAACCTAAGACTGTTGATGATACAAAATCAGGTGGTAAAGTTACAATTACCAACAAACAAGCAACCGCAAAAGTTGTAAAAGAAAATGAAGCAATCAAAGAATACGGCAACGAACATGAAGTTAGTGTTGACGATGCTTTGAAAAATAAAGTAGCTGAAAACTTCGGTCAGGAAGAATTTCCTCAAGAAGAACCAGCAGCAGCATTAGACGGTGCACCAGTAGCAGATGCTGGTATTGGCGCAGGATCAGGTGATGAAAATCCAGAACTTGATGCAGCAGCAGCAGCGTTAGATGATATGGGCGCAGCAAGTGCAGAAGCACCAGCAGCACCAGATGCAGGTTTAGGTGATGGCGCACCAGACGCAGGTCTTGGTGACGATTCAGGTCTTGGCGATGATTCAGGTTTACCTGATGATGGCATGGGCGGTGACGCTGGTGTTAGAGACATCGAAAAACTTACTGGCAAGGTTACACAAAAAATCAGATCAGCAACTCTTACTCCTGAAATGAGCAAAGGTTTGTTAAAATCATTCATCACTTCGTTTGACGAAAAACTTGATGAAATGGATCACGAAGATAAGAAAGAATTAGCAGCCGCTATCATGAAAGAGAAATCTGATGATGATATGGGTATCAGCGATGATGCAGTAAGTGCGGATGCAGGTGCTGGTATCGGTGGTGGTTCTGAAATTGGAGGAACTAGTGATGCAGAAGAAAAAGAAATTGAAGAAACTATCAATCAGCATTTAGCTGAAATGGGCATCGGGATGAATGAATCAGATGTTAACATTGAAGGTAGTGCAGAAAGTAGCGATACAAAGCCTTTCAAAGAATACGTAAAAAGCAGAGGTTACAATCCTGAAAGAGTTGACGAAATCTCGTTAATGGAAATGGTAAGTTTAGTGAACGGTTATACTAACGAATGTGGAGACGCAATCGCTCAGGCTGACGCACACGGTTTATCAGAATTCGTTACACCAGAAGTTAACGCTAAAGTTCAGGAATCAGGTAACTCACTTTTCGAAAATCTTATGAAGCCATTCGGTGAAAAGATTAAGAAAAATAAGAAAGCATACGCTTCTGAATCAGTAATCCCAACTATCAACGAAAACTTCGGTGAAGAAGAAGGTGGTGAAGAAGAGGAAGAAGACGATGCAGCAGCAGATACTGCAATTTTCGGAGCAGACAAAGACAACGATGGTGATGCAGATGCAGCTATCTCAGTTAGTTCAACCGAAGAAGAACCAGCAATCGAAGAACCATCAGTTGAAGCTGAACCAGTGTCAGCAATCTCAATTGCACCAGCAGCAGAAACTCTTGGCGCAGGTGCTCCGGGTGGATCAGAAGGCGGTTCTAAATCAGTAACTGTCGATCTTAACGCAAACACAATTAGCATGACTATGAATGAGTCAACTAAAGCTAAGTTGGAAAAAATTGTTAAGAAGAAAATTGAAGAAGCATTGAACGGTAAGAAATCTCCAATCAACGAAGGTAAGAAATCAGCATTGTCAATTATGATTGACGAGTTGGTTAACGAAGCAATCGTAAAGAGAAGAGCAAATATTGAGAAAGCACTTCTTAGACCAAGAACATAATAATGACAGACACAACCGATTTAAGACTTATATTCGTTTTAAAAATCGGGATTAACACTAAGGGGGAGGGTCTTTATGAATTTATATTCAGTAAAGACCCTTCTGCCGTTGATGCCGAAGCGTGGGGATGGACAGCAATGCCAGCAAAAGGTAATGCCAATCCACCAGACGAAAAATCTATTGACTTAATCTTAGCATTGAAAACTGATAAGATCGATCTCATTTGTCTTCATGACTTGAATGACAGAACATATCTTGATGGATACTACACCATTCAAGCCCTTGCATATGAAAATTTGGAAGATGATTCTGCCGACATCATGTACGAAGAAGTCGGAATGCTAGTATTCCATTATGGAATGAAACTAAAAGAAGTACAAGACAGACTTTACACTCGTGATCTAATTTTCAAAGAATCCAAAGTCGAAAAATCAGAAACTGTTGCCATTGCTAATGACAATGAAGAGGATGATGATGACGAAGATGACATGGGTTTAATCGTATAAAAGAACGCTAACAGGCGTTTTTTTCATTTATAGGTATTTATAATAAAATATAAATGGCTAAAAAGAAGAAAGTTGACGATGACGATCTTGAATTTGTACCAGATAACAACAAGAGAGCACTTACTCCCGAAGAACTTGCAAAGATCGAGTTAAAGAAAAAAGTACGTGAACTCCGTGAGAAAACGATGAATCAAGTTCAGATCGTTGTTACAAAATCAGGAGAAGTTAAGACTGCCAATAAATTAACGTTACAAGAACAAACAGACGAGTATACTCGCTGTGCAATTGATCCAATATATTTCATTGAAACGTATCTCACCGTGTTCGATCAGACCAGAGGTGAATCAGGGGAAATCGTACCATTCAAACTTTTCGATTTCCAAAAGTTACTTGTAAAAGCATATCTCAAAAACAAACAAAACATTGCTAACAAATACAGACAGGCTGGTGTATCTACAACTACTTGTGCGTATATCGCTTGGTACTTAATGTTCAATCAGAATAGATACGTTGCCGTTATAGCGGATAAACTTGAAACTGCTAAGGACGAGTTGTTGTCTGAAATTATTGACTTCATTGAAACATGTCCTTCATACTTACGTCCAGAAATTGCTGGTAAGGATGCAAAGCACCATAAGAAATATTCAAACGGTAGTCAGATTAAAGCGTTTGCTGCAACCAAACTTAGAGGGCCGACCCCGACATTAATGTTTTGGGATGAAACTGCGTGGACAGAAAAAGGTGATGACTTCTGGACATCTGCGAGACCTTCTGTAAACTCTACAGGTGGTCGTGTGATCTTCGTATCCACACCAAATGGTTTAGACTCCGTGTTCTATGCTACATTCGACAAGGCATCAAAAAAACAAAACGAATTTAATTCTATCGAATTATGGTGGTACAATGATCCCCGTTATAACATAGGATTATCATGGGTTAAGAATGAAGGAAAAGATTCCGAATTCAGAATCATAGATGAAAACTTCTCATTCGAGAAAAGAAAACAATTCATTCTTGATGGTTTCAAACCTATGAGTGATTGGTTCATTAAAGCAAAAATGGGTTACAATGGTAACCTACGTAAACTTGCTCAGGAAGTTGAGTGCTCGTTCTTAGGATCGGGTGAAAACTTCTTCTCAGAGGAATTTATTAAACGTATTGAAGATAATGAGTTGATGAAATTTATTTCCGAAGAATGGGAAGACAAACTCATGTGGATTTGGGAAGACCCTATTCCGAACACGGCATACGTTATAGCAACTGACGTTTCTACCGGACACGGTGAAGACTTTTCAGCAGTTAACCTTCTCAAAATTAAAGACGTGATTGAAGAGATCAACGTTGTCGATGCGTCAGGGAAAATTGCTAAAAAGAAAGTCAAAAGAAGAAAGACTGAACAGGTTGCTCAATACTACGGTAAAGTAACACCACAATACCTTGCTCAGATTGTTTACGCATACGGTGTGAAATACAACCATGCATATGCCGTGATCGATGTGACTGGTGGTGTTGGACTTGGTACGATGGAGAAACTATTAGAATTCGGCTATCCACTCAAAAATGTTCATTACTCAGAAATTCAACACAAGCCTACCCGTGATCGTCTTAATCACTACGTTAAAACTGTTCAGAAAGAAGTTACACCGGGTGTATTTGTGAAGGTTGATTTAATTCCCGGATTCATGATTGGTAATAACCGTGCAATGGTTCTTCTTGAACTTGAACGTGCCGTTCGTATGATGGACATTATGATCCGTTCACTCAGAACCACTTCCGAAATGAAGACCTTCCAAAGTATTGGAGGATCACGTTTCGCAGAAGCGAAGAGAACATTCCACGATGACGACATATTATCACTTGCAATTGGTCAGTATGTGATTGCATTTGATATGACCAAAGGACTAACAAGTGACGAGAAAATAAAGAGCATGCTTGACGCAATTATGGTCGTAGGGGTGAACGATGCAATCCTTCAACCAGACGAAGCAAAAAGACGTGAACCTACGGACGTTCGCCCCCACGGGCCTAATCCCTATGGTCAACATTCTTGGTTATTCAAAAATCTTAAATAATCTGACTTTTGGATGCAGACCTCGTATTTATAATAAAGTATAATAAACTATAAAATGGCAGAAACAAACAATAAGAAAACGATCTACCAAAACCTAAATAACTTCCTTAATTTGGACGGTGCAGGGTTATCGGCAAGCGATTTTCAAACTAATCCAGAGGAAAAGATACTTTTAAAGGCTGAAAATCCTCAAGACTTACGAGTTAAAGCACTCGAACTTCAACAGAAAGAAGTCGTTTTCGACAAATTCTTTAAGATTCAACAGGCTGGTTTCCAAAAGGCGATGCAGTATGAAGCAGCACGTCTTCCTGCGTACATCGACTATGAAGGTATGGAATACTACCCACTTATCGCAAGTGCCTTGGATTTGCTTATGGAGGAATCCACAACCATCGGTGACGATGGAAAAATGCTTCGCATTTATTCAAAGAAAGAAAGAATCAAAGAAATATTGGAAGAGTTCTTCTACGGAACTTTGAACATCAACGTTAACCTTCCATTCTGGACAAGAAACTTGGTGAAGTACGGAGACAACTTCGTTTACTTACTTGGTGAAAAGGGTAAGGGTATCCGTTATGCAAGACAATTGGTTAATTACGACATGGAGCGTAAGGACGAATTCAAAGACAAAAAAGTTAGAACAATTTTCAAGAACCGTATTACTGGTGACGAATTCAATCTATTCGAAATTGCCCATTTTAGATTACTTGGTGATGACAAATTTTTACCCTACGGTTCTTCTATCTTAAATAAGGTTCGTAGAGTGTTCAGACAGTTGATCATGGCAGAAGATGCTATGTTAACTTACCGTATTCTTCGTGCGGGTGAAAAGAGAGTATTCAAAGTTGACGTTGGTAACTTGGATGATAAAGACATTGAAGCATACGTATTACGTGTAGCAGAGAAGTTTAAGAAACAACCACAAGTTTACAGAAACAACGGACAGATCGATTATAGATTTAACATCCTTGGTAACGATGAAGACATCTTCATGCCAGTACGTGATGGTAAGTCAACCGTTATCGAAACATTACCGGGTGCAACCAATTTGGATGCTATCCAAGATATTACTTACTTGAGAGATAACTTATTCTCTGGTCTTGGTATTCCAAAACCATTCTTAGGTTTCCAAGGTTCTGCTGGTGAAGGTAAGAACTTGGCACAGATGGATGTTCGTTTTGCTAAGAAAGTAAACCGTATTCAACAAGCCCTTATTCAGGAATTGAATAAGATGGCGATCATTCACTTGTACTTGAAAGGATTCGAAGACGATCTTCATGAATTCAGTTTGTCATTAACAAACCCTTCAACACAAGCGGATAAATTAAAAACAGAAACATTACAAGCGAAAGTTCAATTATACAACGACTTAACAAGAACCGAAAGTTCTGGTATCGCTGCTGCCTCACATACTTGGGCAAAGAGAAACATATTCAACTGGTCAGATAAGGAAATCATGGAAGACCTTAAAAACCAGAGAATGGAGAGAGCAATTTCAGTTGAATTGCAAGACACAGGAACATACATTCCTAAGACTGGTATCTTTGATACTGTCGATAAGAAGTATGGTACAACCAATCCGTTACCTGCTGCCGTTCCGGGCACACCTGCTGGTGGTGCTCCTGCGGAACCGGGTGAAGGTGCTGACACAGGAAATCCACCACCGGAGGCTGGCGCAACTAATGCACCACAATCGGTTGGCGCGTTACCTGAACCTGCTGGTGCTCCTGCTGCTGGTGGTGCTCCATTACAAGAAAATTCTAAACCTAAGATGAATGAAAATTCATTTGAAGAGAAATTACAGATGCTTGTCGGTATGAAAAACAGACCACAAGATTCTGATAGTGAGGGTAGTGCCGATTCTTTATCAAAACGAGCAAAAGACCTGAATAAGGACGCTAAAAAAATGATAAACGAAATCGATCAAATGATACTAAAGGAAAATGAAGATAAGGACAATTCTTCAAGCAAATAGTAGTATTTATAGAAAACTTTCGGGATTATGTCAAAGTACAATTTGGGTATTGTTAAAACTTCAATTTTAGGCAATTTGAATGAATCTGCTACGATTAAGCAGTTTGTCGGTCTGTTAAAAGAATCAAATCTTTTAAAGTTGGAATTTTCCATCTTTGACAACATCGAAAAAATGCACATCGTGAATGAGGATTTGGCTATCAAGTACATTGACGAGAACGTTAAGTTGTTGAAAGATGCTGGTTATACCAAAGAATTATTCGAAGCAGAAAACAAAAAATTCCTTCCTCTTATAGAAGGTGTTCAGTTCGTAACTACCGATAAAAAGGAACTATACGAAAAGACTCATACTTTACTCTATGAAAGTTTAAGTGGTAAGAAAGTCACTAACGTTAACAAACTTCATGAAGCATTTTCATACGTTTTAGAATACATCAAGAATAACGACAAGAAACCTGTTGTTGAAACCGTTGAACTTCCTTCTACATTGAAGGATGTTGCGATCAATGAATTCATCGTGAAAACATCAATCCACGAATTCAATGAAAAATACGGTAAGTTACTTTCAGATGATGAAATGACTATTTTCAAATCAATCGTTGACAATTCTGTTGATTCACAAAGATCAACCTTTGCTACATTGAGAGAAAGTACAGTTACTTCATTGAAGAATTACTTATCTGAGTTGAGTGCAAAAGATAAGAGTAACACACCTATTCATGAACAAAGAGAACTTGATGAATACATCGACAAAACAATGAGTACCATTGCTAATGTCGAAAAACTTCCATTCAACGAATCTACATATATGAAAGATGTCCTTGATCTTGTTGGTCTTAAAAACGATTTAAGCAACTAAAGGAATTTTATTCCCTTCAACTTTTGTTGGATCAGTTCCATACGTATTCTGAGCAAGTGTTTTACACTCGTTAATTGTATATCTGTTTCCAAGATCGAAGTGAACCTGATCGCTAAACGTACCACCCCATCTCAATCCTAATTTAGTTGCAATATCAACTACGCCTGTTTGTTTCCATTCGGCTATACTTTTATTGAAACTATAGTATAGACCATCTACCTTTGTACTGTAAATAGCAATATCAAGCGCAAGTCCATAGTTATGGTAACTACTTCCGGGATTTGAAGCCGGACGTGGTGGAATCATTGCACTATTTTCTCTCTTAATTCTTTCTTGTTCAGCAAATGTTCTGTAACCACTTGTGATTTGAACTTTAAATGGTGTTTGGTGTTCAACATTGTAAATGAATTGTCTAAACGTATCCTGCGCTACTGGATGAAGTTGTTGAACCTTCTTTTCCTGTGCTTGTGTTAATGGAAAATCTCCACTTATCAAAACAGTCTGACTCAAGTTACGATAATTCACATCTGCTTGAGTGAAATCAATTTCGTATCCAAAACCAACAGGAATGAATGGCTCCTTACCTGCAAGGAGATTGAATATACGATTCACATAACCAATTCCTTCTTTGATATAATCACTTCCATACTTCTTTTGAGTCTTATCAATCAATTCATCATATGATTGTGATCTCAAATAACCACCTCTATTGTATGCGAACAATGAAGACGCTGCAAGATTGTTATTTCTTTCACCAATAAAGTCCATGATATAGCACTGTGCTTTAATCATGATTCTTGGGTTATTGATAATATTTTGAAATAGTATTGATCTATTGTTTTTTGCAAGTGCAGATGTTTCTTTTGTTGAAACAATTGTCTTATCTCTGGTACTGTAGTTTGGAATGATACTTCTGATGTCTGTGGTATCCCCTACAACATTGGTTGTCAGGATTTCAATCTCAGTCTCGAACTCATGTACGTTTTTAATGATCGTATCAAAGAATGCAGTGTCAATAAATTGGGTAACACCCATAGCACCACCATTAGAATAAATCCATAGGTTGTATCCACTCTCTGCAAATGACTGTGCAGCAATAATATTCGCATCCAAAAGATAATCTTTAGAATATCTATTAAACCAACTTATAAGATTTTTTGCTAACTCTTGTGGAGTGGTAATTGGTTTGTTTGCTTCATCCACAGGAGTAGCAGTATAAACCGTAGTAGTTGGGTTATTGCTTTTTGGTAAAGAAAAATCACGTTTGCCAGCAAAACGATTATCTCCAAACGCACCTTTAGCCAAACATCTGTTAAGAACAAATTCTTCTCCTTTTTTTGTAAGTGGTTTAAATGCCATATTATTGTTGCGGACTTATTAATCTTCCGGTCATATCATTGGTTATTGGTGGATTCGTAGGGAATACACTTGTATTCGGGAATCCAGCACTACCAGTACTATTAGGGTTATTTCTATTTGTGCCATCACCAGCAGTAACACCCGCTTGATTAACAACACCATTTGTAATTGCATCACTATCGCCAGATTTAACACCAGCAGACGTAGAAAATTCAGTTACAAGTGGATTAGGATTTGTTCTTACTCTCACACCACTGAAATTAGTTTTCATTGAGTTAGGAATAATATCATGCTCCACATCTAAAATTAAATACGCACCATTAAACATTGGAACATTCTCCAATAGGAAGTATTGGGTCGGCTGAATCATCATATTCCCAAATCCTTGAACTTTACAGGTGTAACTTCTTTGCTCATACGTTGAGAACAAATTCTGTCCTTTTGGTACTGGCGATGATGCACTCTGATCTTGGGCAATCTCAGAAAGAATTGCAAGACTTTCGTTAGTCTCTTTGTGTTCGTTAGTATTCAATTCAATGCTCGTGAACATACTTTGATTTTGTCTTGCAAAACCAACTTTAAATCCTTTCACATTGTTTACGTTATAATCTGGACTTCTCAATAAAGCATTTTCATCTTTGAAACCATCATCTTCGAATCCACTTAATGCGTCATCCAATTGTGATGACGTTCCACCAATATACATACAGATGAATGCTGGTGACTGACTTAATATTAATTCTCTCGAACTTCCATAAGTCTTAAATGATTTCTGCCATTCGTCCTGTTGGAAGTTAAGGAAGTTTTGTATTGGAAAGAATTCGAAACCATTTAACGCAAGTATTCTCGCCAATACACTAAAGACACTAACATCATAATCCTGTGACAATTCTACGATTGGTCTAAAATCAATAATCACTTTGTCTCCAATATCATTAAAGAATCTATCGATGAATAAGAATTCGTCTTGTGAATGATCTGCATTATCGCTCAGGTCAATCATATGTTTCCCACCAGCACCATAAGTAAATGTACTGTCCAATCCAACTATCCACTTATCAGCGATTGCTTTGAATGAATAATAGGTTTGTGTTTTGATGTCGTTATCTTGAATACTCTGTTGAAAATTAGCTTCAATCTTATTTAAATTTTGTTTCTTTTCTTCACAAAGTTTTATAACTTCTTTGAAGAACTGTCCAAAATAATTGTCGTTAATATTTTTATATGTTGAGATTTGATTTAATTCCTTTATAGGAACAAAGTTATTAACCGGGAGTGTTGATAATCCACCATCAGTCATATTTGTCGGTAAAAAGGTAATCTCAGTATAGTTTAATAAATATTGTTTTTGAATATACTTAACAAGTATTGAACTATAGTCCGTTTCAGTTTGTGAATTCAAATCACCTGCTGGTTCTAATCTACGTTGATATTGTTTTTTCTTCAATTCAACATCGGTAAGATTCAATGCTTGCACCTCAGTAATTAAAGAAAGGATTTTGGCATTAAGAGAATTGAAACCATTCTCATTTGTGGCAGATATAAAATCAACAAAATTACTTACCAAAAGATCAACATCGTTTTTTGCAATGTTATTAATGTAAGTGCTATAAATATCAGCAGACAATCCTATTCCATATTTCTCTTTTGTATAGTCAATTGAAACGTCTGTTGCTGGTGGTGTTGGGAAATCGGTATTATAGAAATACGCATACGCACCCATGTTTAGGTGTGCAAATTTAGGTACTTCAATAACAGCAGGAAGTGCGAATTTTTTATTTACCTCTGAATGGTAGTATGTCAATGAACCGCATAAACTACTCAATGTTATAAATGCTTTAATGTCAGTAGTAACAAGTGGGTCACTCAATAGTGCTTTGAATTTCGCATCACTATAACCTAATCCAATTATGAATCTATCAAGTAGAGTGTTATCACCAGTAGTAATACCTAACACCTTTTTATTTTCAATAAAATCACTATCGTATTTAGCACTATCCTCAGTGGCTTCGTCTTTAATGTACGCAATATTTTGTTTTGTAAAATCACTAAATCCGTGAGAGTCGAATATTAAATTATTAATAATACCATCATCACCAACTTTATCGATAAATTCTTCAACAACGTTTACCTGACCATCTGATTCAGTTGAAGTACCTCCATTTGATTTGTTTCTCAATACAGGTTGACTGAACAACATCTCAAATCCATGATAGTCTTCATTTGCTCTGTTCTTAGTGATCTTTTGACCATTTATTAAAAGATAAGCATCACCATGCACTGGATCGATTTGATCATCGAAATTAGCATAATGACTTGCACTTGATTCCAATGCAGTATAGAAACCATTAATATTTTTACCCCACTCAGTAGCTTGTGTTTCTAATGAACTTAATAATGTTGCGTCAACCATTGAGTTAACCAAATTAGTTGCTTCTGCTTGTGCAACATATTTAACAAGATCATCATTCTTGGTATTAATGTCAACACCTAAAAATTTGAAAAATTGAGATACAGCAGCAGCATCTGGTTTATAGTATAGATAAGCATAGCTATATTGACTTGCGATATAGTAACGATTAATAAGTTCATTCACAACGGATTTTTCACTTGGTGATCCAATTACCTTGTATGTATTTTTGTATGGTGAATCAGCATTTAATCTACCATTTACAACAGAGTCTAAAGGATTCACTGGCAACCATTTATTATTACCGTCCTGATCAACACTCTCCTTTAGGTTTTCAATTTGCTCACTCTTAATAATATTTAAAAATGTGGTTATAAAATTTTCTACAAATTCAACTTCCGGGAAATATACATCTTCAAATCCAAGACCACTTTCGCCCGGATACGCACGTTCAGTTCTTGTAATTGTATTTCCACCAGAAGTACTATCGTTCACACTTGTAGTTTTAAGAACTAACGGAAAAGCGGATATGAAATCCTTTTTCGTGTTGTTGTTGGATACAATTTGAGCAAAATTATTTTTATGTTCAGTTTCTGCTGCTTCACATACACCTCTTAAATCACCAAAAACAGTTTCAACATCATTGGTTATAATACCAAACACGTTACGTATAGTTGGAACAAATCCAAGGGTTCTGGTTGCAATGTCATTTATCTTATCCTTGAATGCTTTATTCTTGGTCGCATAGTCTTGCTGTTTACCAACCAAATCCTGTCTTACTTGTGTGTAAAGTTTTGTAATATCAAGACCGATGAATTTTTGTCCTTTGAATGGTTGAAGATCATTCTCATTAAGTAACTTAATTGAATCGTCTTTGATGTCTGAGTTGACACGTTGTGCTTCTCTCAATAAATTATTACGCAATGATTTTGATACGTCTTTTATCTGCTGCATTTTGGCAGCACTTAAACTCTGATCAATCTTATTTGGTTTTTCAGCATACGAATAAAGTAAACATAATCTCTGATTGAAATTAACGTCATTAACTTCGTCTGGACTGAAACCCTTTATAGCATTATCATAAGTCAGTAACTTATCAATTTTTCTAATTGCTTGTGAATCATTCGTAGATGCATCAGAACCCGGTTCAGGACTATACGTACCTGCCATGTTAAAGATGTGCATGTTAAAGTTAGTCTGTAAATCCGTGTTCACAAACGTCTTAAAATTTGCAATCTGATTAATTAATATTTGTGTTTCAGTGAAACCATCTTTAATCTCATTCAATTTGGATGCTTCTGCTGAATCAACTTTGAACTGATCAATATCATCGTAGAGTTTTTTGGCTCTAGTAATTAACTCTCTCGTATTCTTTGGTTTCTGTGCATAATTAAAATCAACACCAATGTTTGATTCACCACCCGGTGTAACTCCTTCTTTCATCAAAGGCATAATATCTACATACTTAAATAAGATGTCAGTTAACGGTGCATAACGTTGAGCAACAAAATTAGCATTGATGAAATAGTTTCCACTTGTCGCATCAAATCTCGTGTTCTGTTTTACAAGGTGAAGATTATATTTAATAGCCTTTCCATAGTATCCTTTAACAGTCAATTTAAAAATTGGTGGTGGGAAGCTATATATAACAGAGTACGGACTTTTAGTTCCTAACGTTATTAATGACAAACCTTTGATGTCAACAAATTCAATATCAACAATAGGCATGTAACTGCTATTGGTTTTTATGTGAATGTTAGTTATACCAAAACCTTCAAAGGGAGTTGCTTTTGTTCCATCAAGTGTGTTTGTCCATTTCGTGGTGTATTGACCGGACTCGTTGTCAAATCCCATCAAATTTATTTTGACTGCATCTTCGGCAGAATCAAGAGTAGTTCTACCCACACCATTACTGGTAAGGATGCTTGCACCTCTTCGTTCTGCGGTTAATTCAGCAAAAATGAACATATCCGAATAATCGGGAGAAGCATTTAAACCCAAGTTTACAAGGGAACCAGATGCATTAATGTCGTTAGGATCGATAATATTTGTCGCCATAGTATACTCATAAATAGTAATTAGGCTTTTTTCAACTATTTATTTGAAAACCCTAACACAATCAACAAATATATCGAAAAAGATGCTTAGAACGAAGAATATTAGAGAAGCAAAAATTCTACAAAATGGTGATAGTGGTTTTGGTTTGCTTATCGAAAGCGATGCTGGTTATCTTGACAAATCTCTTAATAAAGATTTAGTCGATAAACTGCTTAGTGAAGGATACCAAATCAAAGAGAACGAACCTGTTCTTGTAAACTGCATTCTACAGAAGTGGGGAGTGAAGAATAAGAATGGTAGAATCTATCCGAAGGACGTATTAGTTCCAGAGGTTGGAAGATATATGGAGGTAGTCGAACTCGGTTCAGCTATTTCAGAAGCGGATCACCCTGAGAACTCAGTAGTATCGTTACATAACGTAGCACACATGATTAAGAAAATGTGGTGGGGTACTGGCGAGAATCAAAACGTATTATACGGAACACTTGAAATCATCACATCACCGGGATACCATAAATATGGTGTTTGTAGTATGGTCGGAGACAAGATTGTTGAGTATTTAAAGAGAGGTATCCGTTTAGGTATATCTAGTAGAGGGGTTGGATCATTGAAAGAAATTGCAGGTGAGAACATAGTTCAGAAAGATTTTGAACTTATATGTTTTGACTTAGTAGCTTCTCCAAGTACTCCGGGAGCATATTTATTTCCAGAGAATCCAAGTGTAATGAAAGAACAAGTTGTTACTAAAGGTGGTATTATCACCGAAAGACATAAAAAAATAATGAATGGGATGAACAGATTTCTTCTGTAAGTCCGATTTTTTACGGTAAACAATAAAAATTTATACTTTTCAAAAAATGGATCGTATTTATTAATAACTCAAAAACGCAAAAAGTTTTTAGGATATGGCAAAAGAAAATAACGTAACCGAATCAGTTTTAGAAAAAGCAGTTCTTGAATACAAGCAGATCGTTGAGGTCGCTAAGAAACGTATTACAGAAGGGCACTCAAAAGAACTTGATGAAATGATTACGAAACTTTTAAAAGAAAACGAAAACGTATCACTATACAAAGAGCCGGAAACGGTGAAAGAAGAGTTCCAGTCTACTGGAATAGCACAACAAGAACCTGCTCCCGCAGGTGTAGAGGCGATCAACATGAAAGAAGCCTCAATGAAAGAAATAGAAGAAGCATTTGATGCTGCAAGTGATGACGATGAATTTAAAGTAGTGAAAGCCGATGACACCAACGGTAATTTTTCTCTTTCAGATATTGAAGGCGAAGTTAACGAAGTGATGTCAGAGATTCAAGCTGCTGAGGGTTTAGGTCAAGTAGACGCTTCTGGTCAACCAGAAGAAATCGACAATCTAACTAAATTTAAACAACTCCATGAAGAAATGGGTAAAATGATCGAAGCTATGGACGCTGAAAAAAATGACATCGCATTGAAAGAACAATTCCACAGTAAAATGCAGGAAACTTTCGGTGAAGGTTACGAAAATAAAATTGGAATGAACGAATGTGGTAAAATGTTCGAAACATTCAAATCAAAAGTAAGCGAATCACCAGTAGCAACAAGTGCAACAGCACCTGCTGCTCCGATTCAAGAAAACAAGGATGGTAAAACATTCATGCCTAAATCAAACGTGCCGGGTACACACAGTCCTAACAGTGTTGCAGGTGGCGGTGCTTTCCCAAGCACAGCAGTTCCAGCAGAAAAATCGCTTACAAAAGCGGTTGTTAAGGAAGGTGATGTAGCACCAGTAGGTGCACCAGCAGTTGACGAGACACACGGTGTTGGCTTATCAGTTAATAAATTAACTGGTGGTGACAAAAATCCGGGTCTTGATCACAAGGAGTATGCAAAAGACAAAGTAAGATTGGCATTGCAGAAGGAGCAAAACGAAAAATTACAAAAAAGAATCAACTCATTAGTTAACGAAAACTTCGAACTTACTAAGAGTGCAAACAAAGGTAAAGATAAAGTCGCTGAGATTAAAAAAATCAACGAGTCTTACAAGGATGCAATCGAAAAGTACAGAAAGCAACTTAACGAAATGGCGTTGGTATCTACAAACATCGCTAATGTTAACAACATCTTGGTAAACGAAAGTCTTGCACTTTCATTCGAAGATAAGAAAAATATTATCAATGAATTCAAACAGGTAAATACTGTCGAAGCATCAGACTCTACTTACAAGAAATTGATTAAGGAATACTCTGAGGCTAAGAAAACCATCAAAGAATCTGTTGAGCAGAAAATCCAAGGCTCTGCAATTGAAGCGTCTTCGTCAGAAGAAGTTCAAGCAGGAGTTAAGGGTGACACACTCAATGAGCATGTTAATAAGATAAAATCGCTTATTAGCTATAAACACAAGAAATAACCCAAAAAACCAAAACAAAAAATTCACAAAATGAGTCTTTTATTAGAAAGCACCGAAGTTGGTAACATCGGTCTTAAACAATTGAGAGAGCACAGAGAACTTACTACTCAGAGATGGGAAAAGGTAGGTCTTTTGGAAGGTCTTGACGGAAACGTTAAAGAAAACTGCGCTCTTTTATTTGAAAACCAATTATCTTGGATGCAATTAAATGAATCAACTGACTCTGCGTCAAGCGGATCATTTGAAACTGTTGCATTCCCTGTAATCAGAAGAGTGTTCGCTAAACTTTTAGCAAACGAAATCGTATCAGTTCAAGCATTGAACTTGCCAATCGGTAAACTTTACTACATTAATCCAAAGATTTCTGTACGTACCAATACTAATGGTCATACATCACCTGATGGTGCATATAGCAACGCTGCTACTGCAAACCCTGCAAACAAAACTCAGTTTGAAACTCGTTCATTGTATGATGCGTTCTACGCTTCATCATATAGCGATGAAGGAACTGGTTTGTTCGATAGAAACAAAGGTAAATTCACCCTTGCAACTGGTGCTACTACATTGGCTCCCGCTTATGTAGCTGGTGACAAGTATGTAACTGCTGAAATCACTGGTTTCGTAACTACAAACCAAGGTAAATTGGTAGGCCCTCAAGGTGTGCCAATGGATACAGAAGCATTTTTGGCTTCGTTAGTTATCACTAACAACCAAACATTAGTTGCTCCTGCTCCTTATCAAGCATCATCTTTAGCAATCGGTTCATCTTTGCCTTACCACGTTAAGGTTCAGAAATACGGTTCAGCTATCGTTGACACAACTGGTAAATTAATCGTTATCATCGATCTTTCGTTCGGTGGAACTAACGGTTATCAAGCATTGACTGCTGCAACAACTCCTACTTTCAACTTCTCATACAGAGTTTACTCTGATCTTGAAGAAGATTCTGAAATGGCAGAAGTAACCTTCGGTCTTGATGAAGTAACAGTATCTGTTGAGCCTCGTAAAATGAGAGCACAGTGGACTCCTGAATTAGCACAAGACGTGTCAGCGTTCCACAACATTGACGCAGAAGCTGAATTGACAGCATTATTGTCAGAGCAAATGGCTGCTGAAATCGACCGTGAAATCCTTAGAGATTTGCGTAGAGGTGCAGCATGGGTAACTCGTTGGGATTACAACGGTTTGCGTAAGCAATCAACTAACTACTACGGAACTCAGAAGGACTGGAACCAAACTTTGATCACTAAGATCAACCAGATTTCTGCTCAAATCCATAAGTCAACTCTTAGAGGTGGCGCATCATGGGTAGTAGTATCACCTGAATTGTCTGCTGTACTTGATGACTTAGAATACTTCCACGTATCTAATGCTTCACCTGAGCAAGATAAGTACAACATGGGTATCGAGAAGATCGGTGTGTTGTCTGGACGTTACCAAGTGTACCGTGATCCATATGCTCCTGCTAACACATTGTTAGTTGGTCACAAAGGATCATCTATCCTTGAAAGCGGTTACATCTACGCACCATACGTGCCGATGCAATTAACTCCGGTTATGTACAATCCGTTCGACTTCAAGCCGATCAGAGGTATCATGACTAGATACGCTAAGAAGTTCATCTTGAACCGTTACTACGGTAAAATCCTTGCGGATGGTCTTGAGACTTTCGGAATCGGTGACTTAATGTAATCTACATTATAGTAATATAAAGAAAAAAGGGTTGTGAAAACAACCCTTTTTTTTTGTCCTTAGAAAACCTAAAAAGTATTTATAAACGAAGAAACGTTATTATGATTTTGAATTTCCTAAAATTTTTGACTCTATCATTTATCCTCCTACAAGAAATAGCAGGAATTGATGCTGGCGAAGCGATAAACAGTCTTCGTCAAAATAATGCTGTTGTTGGTTTGCTATACTTCATTGTCGTGGTAGAAGCAGCAGTTATTGTTAAATTATGGAGTATGGTTAATACACTTCAAAAGGAAAGAGTGGAAGATTTGAAAGCGAGAATTCAAGCAGAAGAAGACCTTAGAAAAGAAATTCAAGAAGTTTACACTAAACTAAACCTCGAAAACCGTAGAAAGTAATATGAGCACAGAGAACAAATCACAATTATTGAGTAAAATCGCGATGGGTGGATTTTTTGCATTCATCCTATTATTCGTATCGCTTAGTTCATACGTATATTTCAACAACAGTACAAACGTAGCGATCAAAATTCAATCGGATAACGAAGTGAATAAAGAAAAGACTGCGGTTAACGAAGCATTGACCAAGACTCTTGTTATGAAAAACGACACTATCGTAAACTTCAAAACAGAAGTAAAGAAAAAGGACAGTGTTCTTGTTAAGAAGGTAGAGTTATACGAGAAGAGATTGAAATTGGTTGAACATACTAGAGATTCACTTGCTAAGATTCTTAGCAAGTTTAAACAAAGTGATATTCAACCAATTGACCGTGCAAAAACAGACAACTAAGCCATCGTTACTGGTCTAGTTACTCCTGCATGTTCAGACACCGATTGGTGAATATCATCTTCACGCCAATCAACATCATAAACCAGTTCTTTTTTAGCACGGGTAATCGCAATGTATTTGAGGTTCATTTCCTGTTGATACATACATCCTTTTGACACACCTAATGGTATCTCGTCAGGACGCACAATAAACACTCTGTTAGCCTCCAATCCTTTTGCCTTGTGAACGGTGCTCAAGATGATTCCATCCTCTATACTGTCACGGAAAATGCCTGTAATGACCTGTTTCAATTCGTCTACCGTGTTCACCATTTTCATGAGGAATTTCAATACCTCAGTCTTATCATTGAGCATCACAAACCCGGTATGTTCATCCACATTAAACACCCCAACCTTTTGGAGTTTTTCCCGGAAAGTATTCAGGTTATTGGTCAACTGTGCACCTAACTGTGCAAGCGAGTTTGCACCATCCGTCATATGAACTAAATTGATACCGAAATCACTTCCTTTGATGGTTGCCTTTTTCTTCATTACAAGGAAGTTAAAGAACAGTCTGACAAGTGGTAGTGTTTTCCTTGCCAAGATGAAATCGCCTTCCTCAGCCTCTTCTATTGCGCTGCCAGTGCGTACTATACCGTCTTCGGCAGTTTCCATTGCTTTGATGTCTGGAACGATTTTATTCGCCTCCAAGACAATGTTCTTTGCACAACGGAAAGTCGTGGTTAATGGAAACACCTTTATGTTTGGAAGTCTGGTTAGACTCTCGAACGAAGAAGTATCTGCACCAGTAAACCCGTAGATTCCCTGTAGATCATCCCCGCAAAATATTAATCTGGTAGTAGGTGTTTTTGTTACCTTATCCCATTTCAACAATTTCTTGATCATCTCATGTTGAGCACGGCACAAATCCTGTGCTTCGTCAATCATCACATAGTCCTGTGGAAATAACCAGATTTTCTTATCCACGCATGGAAGATAAACCTGATCAACGAAGTCTGCCGTGTTCTTATCGTTCAGCATTTCCTCAAGAATAAGGAACGCTCTTCCCGTGTCCTCCAAATCAAATTTTATGTCGTGCTTATCAGCAAGATCAATCACCTTCATCTTATCGAAGGTAAGTGTCAAACGAATTAGATCGACCATCTTCTTCATGTTGCCAACGTATTCAACTACGTTATTAACCTGAGACAAGTCCCACTTCTTCATCTGTCTGTTAAGCACCTTATCAACCTTGAATTCATCAAGTTTGCAATCCGGGTATTTTCTTAATATACCAGACCATCCCAAACCGTGAGAAGTATAGATGAAGACCTTACTATCGATCTTCCCTTCTACTTGCTTCTGTTTTAATTCTTTTTGAATGTGCCTGTTGAAGGCAAGAAAAGTTTTTGAAGCACCTTGGGGGATAATATTTGAAATGTTAACAAGGGTGGTGGTTTTTCCTGATCCTGCACGAGCACGGATCAGCATGTGACAATCATCATAACGTACACAATCGTAGATTGCTAATTGTTCTTCGGTGTCTTGCATTATCTTCGTATTTGAATTTTTCGTATTTCTTTAAAAGACTCTTGATATGTGCTTTCGTACAAGTGAACGCTTGTTTCATAGTGGCATAGCCTTTACGCTTCACCGACCAATTAAGGTAAATGTACCACAACTCGTAATAGAACTTCTGATATTGTAAATGTTTTTTCATGAAAGAGTCCAGTGTTCGTTATCAACTCCACCCTTTAATTCATAAATCTCTCCATCGCGAAGAACTCTCACTCTCAATCCTTCCACTCGTTTGAATATTCTATCTTGGAAGATGATGCCGTTATAATTCAGGTCGTCACGTTCTTCGATAGTATCAACGCTAATATCGTATTCCTTATTGATCAAACGATCAGCAATGTCAAGGAGATCAAATTGTTCTCTAATGGTTTTGGCAAAAATATTTGAAAACCGAATTAACTCGTCTTCTAAATTAAGCAATCTTTCGATCTCTCCGGGTGGGAGTGGTCTACGTTCAGGGTCTTTTTGGTAGGCTAAAATGGTTTGTGCTACAAACGTTCTACACAGTTCGATTGCCATGAACTTGTGTTCGATGAAGGACATCTCTCTATCTGTTTCGTTCAGAGGTGAGATGTAGGGTCTTCCGTCTTCGCCTATTTTTATTTCGTACTGGAAATTAAACATCAGTTCATTCGTTGTTTATAGTTCAGAATTTTTTGACAGATTTCAAAATTCTCCTGATCTTCATGAAACTTAATTAATCTTTCAATCAAATTCTCACCGTGTTCGATCTTCAAAGTTGGTGTAGAATAGTGGTCTAATTCGAAAACTACGAACCTTGTTACCATCCAATAGAATTCTTCCATTCTAAGCCCATTATTCGGTTCTAAAAACATGGTAATAATGAGTATTTATGTAAAAGTAGCGATTTATGTCTCAAATATCAAAAACCGATAGAAAAAAATTATACCTACAAGTTAAGCACGAATTGGGGTATCCATTGCGTCCATTCGAACTAAAGGAAGAAATGCTTGATTCATATTACGATATGGCACTTGAAGATTATAGTACTATCGTGAACCAGTGGTTGATTGAACAATCATGGGTAAGTCTCCAAGGTTTAGAAGTGGATAGCGCGAACTTTATCGAAGCATACACCAATAAGAACAATGATTTCATGCGTAGTTTCACCTATGCGTATTCGAAGCAGGTTGGTTTAGGTATGAATGCTCCATCGGGAGATACATGGCATTTGAAGAAAGATTTTATTATTGTATCTGCCGACACTCAGGTTTATTCTATTCCTGCCGGGAGAGAAATTAATGAAATACTTTGGGTTACACCTCCACAAATCGATCAAGGTCAAGTCGATCCGTTTGCATTAACAAACTGGTCAGCAGGATCAATGGGATGGTCATACTTAGGTAGACCAGCTAACTATATGCAACCTACTTATTCTTTGCTTTTATCAGCGCAGGATCGTAGCACAAAGAAAAGAATATTACAATCTGAATTAACATACAGAGTAACTGGTGGGCCGAACGGCACTAAGTTGCTTTACCTTTATCCGATTCCGGGAACAAGACCAGAAATTACAAACGGTTGGGGTAAGCATATGGAAGGTTCAAAAGTATGGTACTTCTACTACAACACAAATAACAAAGGTCGCAAGAAATGTCTTGAGCAAAATAGTGATGCAATCAAATTACCAAGTGATGCTCCAATAGATGTATTGAAATGGGCTAACTTGAATAGTGTTGCAAAAACAAATGTCAGAGATTTATTAATCTCAAGAGTTAAGACTAATATCGGTAACATCAGAGGTTACTACAGTGGTGACGTTGGTGCTACTACCAAACAATTGACTTTGGATTATCGTATGCTTCAAGAGCAAGGTGAGAATTTGAAGGAGCAAGTGAGAACCACTCTTCTTGAGTCATTAAATAAACTTTCTCTTGTTCAAATGACTAGAGACAGAGCAGAAATTGCTGCTAACGTAAATAAAGAAAGAGGATTCCAGCCTCCAATGTTCCCTATCGTAACAATGTAACATGACAAAGAAGAGAAAAGATCATATTGATTTTGAAGAAGAAAGATACGGATTGTTCATGTCTGACAACAGCTATGACCTTGACGTTATGTACGGTAGAGAATATTTGAAAGTGGATAGTCCTTTCTACATCAACTATTACAAGATCAACATTCTTAAAACTAAGGTTGATGATTTATACGGTGAGTCTAAACCAGCCGATAAGAAATTCTTTGCCCCTGTCAGAATTAATGTCATGATGGACATTGAAGAAGGTGCAGAAAAATTTATGAGTGAGACAGGTATTCTTCGCGATGATGTTGGTAATCTAATCTTTGGTGTCTTCGAAGAAGAATTGAGAGAGAAAGGTATTGACTTTATCCTTGGTGACTATGTATCGATCAACGTATCAGGTAAGAGAGAAAGATTTTTTGAGATTGTTAATCCAAACTATGTGAGTGATTCAACCACAAAGTCGAGAGGTGGTTTCAGAAATGATTATTGGAAGGCAATTGAAGCAACTCCTGTTAAGGAAGATGTTGTGCCTGACATTATGAATTAATTCTTGCTTCGATTATTTTTCTAATTCGTTCCAATTCGGCAATAATAAACTCGTGCTGCTCTTTTGAGTGTATTTTCAATTCATGAGAATATTTTATATACATGTCAGCAGCAAATTCTAAGAATTCTAAATCTTTCTTAGAAAGAAAAATTGCTTGTTGTTCTAACTCTTTATTTGCCTTGGTAAGTTTTCTAACTTTAATCCATAACAAAACAGCTATAACAACAAGCAATAATAATATTGCCAGCAATATTTCCATTTCTTATTTCAATTGTACTCTTTCATCTTTTCTGTTTTCATTAAACAATGTCTTACGGAATTGAATGAATCCTCTAAAGTTACCTGACCATCCCCATGTTCCGTCTTCTCCGTCATCAGCATTAAAAGATGATTTCATGTTGAATTCAGATTCTGTCATTGCACGACCTGCGTGTTCGAATGGTGAGTAGTGACCAGACTTTTCAAGTTTATCAAACAATTTTACATCATTGTCGTAATTATCAGGCTTACCTTCTTCACCAACTACCGTGTACGATACTCTCGCGCAACGTGCGATGGCAATCTTAATTTTGTACTTATCAATAAGTGCTTGATTACCTTTTGAAATACCACCGTGTGCTTCTTGGTAACTTAATATTGGATCAAATACACCATGATCTTTTTCAATCAATGTGCGTAACGCTTGTTCATCTATCTTATCACCGAAAGGAGTATGCCATTCACCATCCTTCAATAAAACAGGATCGGAGGCATTGTATGCTTCAAGCATTTCATACGCCAACTTCTGAATATGAATGTCAGCAAATTCACTACATCTTAACGAGAAGAAGTTTTCAAACTCCGTACCCGATAAAATTACTGTGTGCCACATGAACGGTTCAAGAATACGATTAACCAATTGCTTGGTCAGTCCTAACTTATTTAAGATTAGAGCAGAGACAATCGCAAACTTTGATGCAAGAATCCAGAAGAATTTGATCAAACTTATCTTCCAACCAGAGAAGTATTCGTTACCCTGCATTCCGCTATGGTCTTTCATCCAAGCGATTGGAATGAATGGATTAGTTCGAACAGATTTAACCATTTTTTTGAATGGGATCGCTCGGCTACTCGCTGAGTTTTTACTAAGCATCCGGTGAGTATTCAACTCAGCAAGGATATATCTAGGGAAAGTGAGGACGAAAGTCGTTAACCTGTTGTCGAACTGATTTTTTGAGTCGGCAACAATTTGCGCACTAATTTTGGTCATTAAAAATTGACGGTACTAAGAATAAAGTGATTTCCTAATCGAAATTAAGGTATCGTTCAGATACTCAAAATCGGGAATTTCGGGCAAGTTACTGTTTTTATACAATTCTGGCAAGTCTTTTACAATTTTTTCGGCATACTCCATAGCTACATCATATTCAACCTTTCCATACTTAATATCCATCAAAAATTGACGGTCATCTGTACGTCTAAGAATCAGCCCTTTACCCTCACCAATCTCCTTTGCCACGCTTAATAGGCGTACACAATGGGAAATATTCTTGGTATCATAATCCTGCTTCAAGTTGTTCCTATAACGTTCTGGATTGCGTTTATTCACCCAATTCCAATACTGTTCATAATCTTTGCAATGCTTGATATAACCGTCCTTATTATAAGAGATATTACCAAGAAAAAGAATCTCGCCTTCTGGCACATTTTCCATTTTAGGTACAGATGAAAGTCTAATCTCATTGGAGTTCTCCAATTCAATTCCTTTAAACCCATAACCCATAGGTAATCCTGCTTGTCTTCTATTTCCCTTTACGATTTCGATGTCATATTCATTGAGATCACTTCCGAATAAATTAGCTTGTACTCTATCGTAATAGAGTGCATATGAATCTCTGGCGTTCGTTAGTGCCACAACACCACAAAATCTTTGATCATACCCCTGAGTTTCTAACCATGCTTTGAGATCACGAGTCTTTCCAGCCTCCATCAATTTACAAAAATCCAAAGGAGTTTTACGTACCTCACCAACCGGATTATTTATTTTTTTATTTAAACCACGAGCCTTCTTGATCTGTGCAATCGCATATTCACCAAACGATTTCTCACACTTCTTAGATAAGATGCGCGACATATCAAGATTTTTAAATTGGCTGCTATAATCTTGTGCTTTGATTGCAACAAGTAATTCTAAAACGTTTGGATTATTGTTGTTCAACAGTTCGAAGAACTTTCCAATTTCCATATAGGTAATATCATCCTTCTGCGGTTCGTCCTTTTCAACTACATCTTTGAATGATGCATCAATGCGATAGTTAAGGGAATAGAAGTCATCTTTATGTAAATGAAAAAGTCCATAAACATCTTCGTCAGATTCTTCATTATTAAGATTGAACGCATAACTTCCAATAACAGTCTTGGCAAGGATAAGACGATTATCCTTGATGAAATCTTCCGTATATTTTGATTTTAAATAACTCATTTTACTTGTTGGTTTATTCTTGCGCAATATGTTTTCGTTCTAATGCCACAATGTTGGCACAACCAAAACCATTTCTGAAAAAGTTTTCTTCTAAACAAACTCACATTACTATTGTCAGCCACCTGTTGAAGATGTCCCGGACAATTTGCACAAATAACATCAGCTTCTTCGTGTTTTTCAGCATGCTCAATTATTTTACTCACTTAATTTTTCTTTGCTTTTTAAAATTACCTCGTCACTAAGTTTGTAGGCGAGTACTGCTTCTTGTTGATAATGTGAAATAGTGAATTTAATAATACTCAACATCTCTTTTCTTGTACATTTTATACGCACAGGAATCATTCTGTCTTTGAACCTCAAATTATCAGGACTAACCCATTCACCTTTCACGGTTTTCATGATGGTAATTCCACCAGAAACATGAATAACAAATTCATCCCATGCCTTATGGTGTTCATACGTAAATTCCTGAGTTTTGTTGGACGCAGGGACAAGTATTTCCCACATTTTTACTCCCCATAGCTTTTTAAGCGTTTTTAGGGTTCTTTCGAATGCAATGAGTGTTATTATTGAGAAAAATAAGAATTGAATCCAATGTTCCCCTAATTCTGCGCTCATGATAATTGTCTTTTAATATCTGAATTGTACAGTGCCTCAGTGAACAAAATTTGCATGTAGTCAAACATCAAGATATAGTGACTGTCAAACAGTTCACCACTAAACTTTTCTTGTTCTTCACTATACATCTTGGCTTTTCCACCGTATTCAATGTTACCGATACGATCACAGAACTTAACAAAACGTGCACCTTCAACATTACGAATGTCATTGTATACTTCTGGTGACATACGTTCATCACGGTTTCTTCCACGACCATTGTTTGTTACAGCACGAACAATCTCAGCTATCTGAACACCAATCTCCGGTGATAAACCTTTAAAGATTTTCAGAATATCATTGTAAGAAAGACGAGCATCCTCAATTGAATCGTGAAGCCAACATGCTGCGATTACAAGAGGTCTCATATGCATTGGCACTAAGTGAATGAAACGATATGCAACATCAACAACGTGCGATAAATGTATCGTATAAGACACATCACCATACTTATGATTGGTATCGTTATGACCCTGTGTTGCTGCTTTGATTGCTCTCTTTATAATTTCAACATGATGAATGTTAAAATTATACTTCTCGTTGAATCTGATTAACTTATCCATTACTTTATCTTTAGTTTTGCCTTATCCATTAACTCCTGTAATTCAGGTGTAATACTGTCCTGATTGATTGCACCATGTTCGTCCATATAGGCTCTTATCTTATCCCATGCATCCAAATGTGCAAGAAGACCGGGATAAACATTCTCAGCAGTACCCATGATCAATACTTCTGAATTTTTTCCATATTCAAATGCATACCAAATTTTCCCACCATCGAAAGATAAAAGATTATAACATAACATTTCATCGTTATTCAGACGAGTACCACCATGCTTGGTCAAGTAGGTAGTCTCATAATTTTTTACGATCTCCAATTGTTTGTTCAATTCCTTTTTTGTGGTAGTCGCAAGACCTACAAAAAATAAAACGATAAGTATAAGTAAACCTACAAATAATAGCATTACGTACTCACCTCTCTTTGTTGTATCTTCCATAATTATTTTGTTGCGTGTAATAAAATATCTTGTTCAATTTCTTTCTTGGTAGCACCTAAAATGAAATCTTCAAATGCCTGAATATCTTTGAACCCTTCTTTATAATTGTTCATGAAAACTCCAAGTTCTTTTCCAGTAATACCAGTCAATTCCATGATGATTCCACCATTAAACTTCTTGGATAATTTTTCAAGTATCTCTTGTCTAAGGACATGCTTCTCGTAGGCTTCCTTTAAATTTGTTTCAAAGTACATATCGATGTCCGGTATGTAATTTTCTCTAGGCTGAATAAAAGGATAGTTCTTAGTGATCTTGTTGGTTTCCAAATACTCAAGAAATTTCACAAAATCAGGTCTTTCAGTTGCTCTTTTTCTTACATTGAAAAATGCTGGATCATAAGAGTTACTACAAAACATTGGACTTGAGACCACGTAATCAAATATATCCTCAACGGAATTAAATCCTTGTTTCCAACGAAGATATGATAACCCGATGAAATCTAATATTCTTGCCATGTCTCGACTAACAATGATCTCTTTGGAGACATGGTTATTATAGCCACGCAAAACATAAAATAAACCTGCTTCACCGTATCTCAAATTAAATTTGTGATATATTCTACCAATCAAGTTCCCAAGAATATTGTACGACATGAAGTTTAAGCTACTTTCAAATTCCGATGTTGGTGTCATGAAGAAATCAACTTGGAAATTCTGATAGAGCATCGACATCACGTTTCGAACTTTGTGTGTTTCAACTACTCCTAAATCGTTACATATCTCGACAAACCAATTAGGTCGATTCAATACAATGCCAGCATCAAGAATAATATCCACATCACCATAATCGGCTTTACTGTGGTAGGGTGTTGGTATTCCATATCTTTCACCGAAGTGTTTGTCCAATATGGGTTTGAGTGAAGCAAGAATTTCTTCGTACCTCTCTTTATCAACTCGTCCGGCTTTAAATAAATTACCTCCCATTACTCGTAACTTTCGTTTTTTAAAACTCCAATTAATTTTATTAAATCATCTGGTGTTATTGCTTCTTCTGCTTTTGTTTGAAACTCGTCAAATAACTTTTCATAGTTATTCAATGTTGTTTCATTATCTGATACTATTTTCAAAGCATGTCTTGCTTGGAATCCACTATCTTTTATGATTTGATCATTTTTATAGTTTGCTTCTTCCGCGTAAAACTTTAACGCTTCACTCAATAACTTAATTAAACTTTCGACCTGCATGCTATGTCAATCTTTTTTAATGCTTCTTTGAGAGGTAGGTTATACAGACCTCCCTTATCGATGTCGTCCATGATGTTTATACTCAGTAACGTATCGTGTTTTCTTTTTTCATCAACTTCAAGATAAATAAATTTGTGCTCCTTTATTAAAAGAACCGACAAAGTATTGAATCTTGTGATACTTGGTCTGATGTCTTCCAAGCTATGTTTATACACACTGTTCAAAATAGTGCGAAAATCGTTCTCGTATTTTTCCCTATTTTCAAGTCCCTTGACTTTCAGTTCATTCTCAAAATCTTCAAAGATTTTGCGTTTTTGTACCCTTCCTGCGTTTATCATATTCGTCCGTTTATTGGATTATACGTAAACTATCAGGATTTGTTCTTCTCTTCCAGCAATTGTTTTTGCTCTTCGATCAATTTTAACATGTCTTTTTTCTCAAATTCGTACAATTTATACTCCCGAAAGTAGGTACAATTCGGGTTTTTTGCAATATTTTTTGAGAAGTAAACACCCTGAGAATCAGAATTTTCGAACCCAACATATAGTTCGGCATCCACGCTGGCATACGAATAAACCACACCTTTCTTAAAAATAATGAAAAGCATCTTCTTTCCGGGCAAATAAATCGACTTCATGATGTTTGATGAATCGAAAAGTGCCTCATAAAACAACTCCTGTGTTTCTTCGTCTCTTAATTCCTTGCGTTCGAGTAGCATTTGCTAAGTATTTATAGTTGAATTATGGCACTACCTAAGAAAAAAACGGATTTTGTTCTTAACCCTCCAAAAGTTGGATCGGAGTATTTGAATTATGGCATGGAAAGAATTGAAGAACTTATGATCAAAACAGATAAGAGAACCAATTATTTACCAAAAACCATAGGTCTAAAAGACATCGATCAAGCAGCCTTCGATTTCGTTAAAAACAAAGATATGAAAATTATCATTGATGGGAAAGACGTGCCTGTTATATTTTTGACCAACGAAAGATGGGCAGAATTCTCGAAAACTTGGCAATATGTTGACCTTGACAAGAATCTTCTTACACCATTCATTACTATCGTAAGATCAGGTGAAGCGGAAGGTACTCGCCTTGGTAAAAGATGGAACGTTGCTCAAAGAAGATGTTTCAGATATTTGGATGTGCCTATTCTTGATGAAGGTGAAACAATAAATCTTCGTTTCAAAATTCCAGAACCGATCAATGTAGATGTTAACTTCGATATTCGTCTGTTCACGAAATATCAAAACGATCTTAATACTTTTGATGAAAAGGTTTTAAGAACTTTTGCAAGCAGACAAGCCTATACTTGGATCAAAGGAAACCCTATGCCTATTGTTCACGAATCGTCAGGTACTCCCGGAAATTCTGTTCAAGATGTCAAAGGGGATAGAATGTATGTGAAGCAACATCAAATCAGAGTGCAAGGTTTTATTCAATCAGATAAAGATTTTCAAATTACAAAAACAACAAGACTACCGAATATTGGTATTACCAATGTCGATTAATCTTTCAATTTCATTTTTTGAAAAAATTATTTCTTGATCATCGATACCAATCATAATTTTTGGTGTTACCACACTATAATTTTCTCTAATGAGATATTCTATTATTTCGTTTTCAATACTCACAAAAAAGGGTTAAATTTTTACAAATCTAACCCTTTTTTTGTTCCTTTAAAATTCTTATACTACGCCTAGTTGTGCTAATATTCTTGGTAAGACTTGTCTTGCTGCTGCCACTAATTCACCAGCCTTGATTGAAGATAATCCACCTTCTGCTGCTGCCAATCCTGCCTGACCAGTTGCGCCAGCATGAAGTGCTCCTGTTGCACCAACACCAAAGAATGATGCAATGATTCCATAGAACACTAATTTATTTACCATTTTTCTTTTTGCTGGATCAAGTTTTTGTGTTACTGGTGCAAGTGCTTTATCAATAAGATGCTCATATGTATGGTGCATTTTATCCCCAAAATCTTTTGCTTTCTGACCAAATTGTGAAAGATCACCACTACCAACTTTCTTACCTAAAAATGATGCTGCTGCACCAATTAATTTTGTGATTGCTGGAAGTGCCAATGCAGTACCACCAATTAATGAAAACAATGCTTCATCTAATTCTTGGGACTCTTGAATTGGTTGTGTTGGTACAGTACCTTGGACTGTTTGAGTTGGCGATACTGGTTGCTGAGGTTGTACCGTTTGTTGAGCACTTACAGGTTGTTGTAATTGATCAGGTTGACCCGCCAATTCTAATTGACCATCCTTATCACCTGTAGTTTTAGCAGCATTTGCCAAGGCATTTGGAAGTTCTCCCATTACCTGATTTAATGCTGCCGTAACTTGTTGTTCGAATGCGGCTTCTTCATTTGGATCAATGGTTTCATTAGTCACGATACTTTCGTTCATTGACTTTTTACCGTTGTATCCGGTCAAATATTTCATTCTGCTGATATGTTCGTTCAGACTACTTTTTCTCATAAAAACTGCGATTTCTCTATAAATACTTAAATTGTAATGTAACTTCCGCTATTGTCAAACGTATTTCCAGAAGGATAATTAGGTTTTTCAACCGGAATCGACTGCACCGTAGCATTGACGAACGAGTCGTATACAGGGTTAAGTAATTCTCTCAATACTATTGGTGTGTAAACTGGCACGAAACTATATTGAAGCGTATTGGGGTTAATGTTAATTTTGTGATAAAGTTTCTCCTGTGTTGTGACAGCAGGTGCATTTTGATTAAAGAAGGAGTAAAACTTACCAGACTTTGCAGAATAAAATAAAAACTTAATATAGAAATCTCTACTAGTTCCACTCATGCTATCTAAAACAGATTGTGCAACATAGAGATTAGAAAATTCATTGTCAGCATTGAAGGTGTAACTTGCCACCAGATTACTTTTTGCAAAATCAAAACCGTTATAGTATCCAGTATGTTTTTTGCTTTGCACTTCATCTCTAAACGAATCAAATAATTGAATCACATAGAAACTGTTTTTTGCTGCAACAGTGTTGTAGTCAGTGAAACCAGTAAATTCCAACGGTGCTACTTTATTACTTGTATATATTGTACCATTCCAAAACTGAAATTGAATTATTGCAGAGGCACTTGGAAGTATTCTTCTTGTTTCAGCATCAGTAACATCATTGATTGAAGTATCTGTTTCATCTTCCACAGCTTTTGTTACATCATCATCATAACCCAATAGGTTTCCAATTCCTTTAAGTGGAATCATTATACTCTGATCATTATCCGTTAATCTAATTGAAATCTTTTTCATTAGGTGCATCTATTACCTAAACCACTCAAAGGAGTGTTCGGTTTAGTATTAAGTTTAGAGTTAGGGCCGAACTTGATTGCGCTGAACACACTGTTGGTATTTGCATGATCAGGATCAGGTGTCAATGGCAACGTAATTGGAGTGAATACGTAATGTCTTTTATTAACAAACGGATAATCAACTCCCGAATTAGTTATTGGATCGATATAACCGTTAGGTAGAATATCTCTCCACACATAATTACCATTTCCGTCTGGTATTAACGTTGCATATGAAGGAATAGTAAAATCGTTTTCAGTTCCACCTGAAATATTCGCAGTGATTACTTCATCACCGAAATCTCTAAGTTTGATTGGAATGAACGGATTATACTTGAACTGTAACACACCAACATCGTAAGGAAATGTTATATAGTTTGTCATTCTTTTTTCAACCGTTTGACTGAAAGATAAGAGTTGATAATTAACAACGTCACCCATCAATACGTCACCAACATTGTAGCCAGTACTCATATTATAGACAACATCTTCGTATGTTTCAGTTATCCAATTATAATATTTATAAGTTTCGGGCGTACCGTTTCCGTTCGTTCTTTTCTTATAGACAAAATGTAAATAAAGTTCTGTAAACGGAAATCCAAAAGAATCTCTATACCCTTCAAGACTAAAGTCAATGTTGAACCCATAATTATAATTAAAATTGAAGAAGATATTTCTCCCGAAGCCAGCCTTGAATACTTCCCCGTTTCCCAACTTAGTTGCAACAACGTAATTTCTTATATAAGAGTCTCCACTTATATGTGTATGCCCGGTTGACGGGTAACATAGGTACATGTCAAATGAATATGGTAGGTTTTTCGTATTACCACTTAATTCATCCCCAAGTCTTGGTGGAGTGAAGAAATCGGTTAACACTTTGTATTGACGTTTTAGTCCATTAATAATAGAGATAAAATCCGCTCTGCCGTAAACACGATATGTTTCGCTCTCTTGTCTCTCTGCATCAAATAACGCTGCCACATCAATAACTGAGGATTCATTATAGGAAAGGATTTCCATTGAAGAGTTTGTGAGTTCAATATTAATGTTCTGGTCAACATTAATAGCATCCACATTCTTCTTCGAACCCAACTGTATGATCAAATTTTCATCCATATCCTATAAATAGTTCAAAAAATTATTGGGTTTTGCGCAACCTTTAATCAAAACCCCCGTATAATACAATAGAAAGCAATTAAAAACTTTAAAAAAACAAGAATTATGAAAAACAAGAATTTAGTATCCCTTTTGGCAATCGCAATGATCGCCCTCTTTTCAGTAACTTTAACAAGTTGCGGTGATGAATCGGAAGACCCTAAACCAGCAACGAAGACTGACCTGCAAAAGGTTCAGGAAGCGATTGCAGGTTCTACATGGACACTTGAGACTGCTACAGTTGAAACTGGTTCTCAAAGTTATCACTACAATGGTGATTGTGATTTTACCGTGTTCGCTGGTAACACTGCACTTGCCACTAACTCAACTGATTTTGCATACACTTTCAGTGCTGATGGTACTAAGGTATCTTATGTTGAACAGTGTGGTTCACAAACAGGTACTAATATTCCGTACACTGTTACGCAATCAGGTAACGTTTATACTGTTACTTATAAGCACGGATCGTCAGACGTTAAATTTGAACTTCTTACTCAACTTGAGGATATTAATGACACTGAGATAAATGTGAAACGAGTTTCCCCGCTTTATGGTGGAGCAACATACGTGAAACTTATCTTCGCAAAATAAGCCCCACTTTAAATAAACAAAAAAGCCTCCCGATAAAGGAGGCTTTTTTTATGCACTTATAATTCCATTCTCTAGTAAGAATCGAATGATGTCAGAAGTTTTAATACCACGATAGAAGTATGACGAACCAGAAGTCTTTTTTGGATAGTCACCTTCCAATGCGTTAGGGCCGGAAAACACAACATCACCAGAAGTAAATCCTTTTTGATCTGGAATTGATTGTACAATTTTAACCAAATCACTTTGTGGCACTTCAACAAATGTTGCTTTGTGCATATCTGATCTCAAGAAATATGATAAATCGGTTCTAAAGCCAACAACTCGATATGGATTTGTGATTGTCATATCAGTACCACTACCATAATCAGTTGACAATAATCTAGTAACGTCATACGTACCAGCAGTGTAATTAGCAATTTGTGGAAAGTATATACAAAAGTTTAACCATTCAGCACCAAAAACTGGTCTGTTTGGAAGTATTTCACCACCACCACTACCTCCTTTTCCCCAATCTGCAATTCCATTGTATGCAAACCCTTCATCAACATCAGCACTTGGATAAAATTCAGGGAATGCATCGACATCTGCTTGAGTAACCACATCTCCTACGTTACCAGCATTCCACCAGATGCTTTGAGTAATGTCATCAAATCTAATTGGTTCATTGCTAACACCTTCGTATTCCTTCATCAAACCATGATATTTTGATATTGTATATATTTTCCCACCAGTGAACTTAAAAAATTGTTTACGCCATGCTTCATTCAATGCAAGACGATCAGCCTGATTTTTTCCGGCAACAGTTCCGGCTCTTTCAGAAGTAAATGTTTTAAGATCAGTAACTCCCGCATAATAATTAGATACTGCATATTGAGGTATTTTTAAACGACCTCTATCACTTCTATCTCTATCAGTTCTCGATCTGCCGGGTGGATTATTATAAAAATCTAATTCAGGTGCATAGTTAATAATGAACATTCCATAAAAATCAGTGAATATTCCTGCTGGATCATCTTCTGTTGTCGGAACGAGAACACCAAATTCATCAACAACCATTTTATTTCTATTACATGGCAGTGTTAAAATAAAAACACCATCATCAATAATTTCACCATATTGTGTTTTAGCTAATAATTGAATATCACTCTGTGTATTGATATTGGCTGCGGTGAATATGTTAAGGTTCACAGTGGTATCAACTGAGGTGCTAACAGGACTAATTTCTGATTCTGTTATATTGGGATTTATCGTGTATACGTCAATTGAATATTTACCGATTCTTTTTGATGCGATACCGTTATTAAATTTTACACCTTGATTTCTCGTTGAACCATTAGCCTCTAAAGTTCTATTAATACTCATGGCAGACATTGAGTCATCTCTATCACCAAAGAAATTATCATAACCCCACACAGCATCATAGTTGTCTGTGAATCCTGCACCGAACACGGTTACAGAAGTTACGAGTGTTGCTTTGATTTTAAAATCCTGACGAGTAATACCTATTTCGAAATTATCCGAGTCACCCCAAAAAGGTCTTACGTCAACACTTACATTTTGTAAATCAATACTTGGAATGTTATCTAAGTCAGTACTGAATTTAATTTTATTTCCGTTGAACAATTGTTCAGCATAACCTAATTGACTAACCATTGTTGCCGGAGTCATTGAGTATTGACCAATGTCAGTGATGTCAACTGACATGTGAACGGTTTGAATACCTATTGGTGCTCCAAAAATCATATAGTCACCTGATTGATTGGTGACAGTTGTGAACTTGTAGTATTTCTGATACACCTCCAAATAAGTTGGATTGGTTGTGAATTCCTCTTTGGTAGCAAAGGTTCCTACTGGAACTGCTGGTGCATACGAACCTACTATAAGGAATGGATTGTTAACTGCAACTCTTGGTAGCAAGTTATATTTCACACCATCAAGGTTTTTATCACGGGGAGACGTATAGGGATAGATCGCAGTAATCTCTGAATTAGCTGCATCTTCATCCGACAACGGGATGAAAACCGAAATCTTTGCATTTGGGATACCGATACCTCCATTTGCTACAACTCTACCCACGATTACACCATAATCCGAATTGAAGGTTCCATAGATGTCTTTTTGACTGATTTTGAGCGATAATATCTCAAAAAAATCAACATCGTTTTCTAGTTTAGTTGTTAAGTATTTATCTGTACCTCCTACGGTGGTTCTGATTCTGACAGACTTATTTGACATAGTTTGATATTATACTTTATAAATACAAATCTAAGAAATTAACTGATTTTGTTCGCAGAGAAAGTATTTATAAAAAAATGTTGAATTCAGGACAAGGGATTTAATAACAATAAACTAAAATTCAATAACAAAACATGGCAAGTAATTTTGTATTCGTGTCTCCGGGAGTAAAATTCAAAGAAAGAGACCTTTCATTTGTTTCAAAAAACGTTGGTTTGACCACCCTTGGATTGGTTGGTGAAACTCCAAAGGGGCCTGCATTTCAGCCAATTACAATATCAAGCAAAGGCGATTTTTCGACTAGATTCGGAAGTCAATCAGTAGAAAAATTCCCTAACGATGGAGGTCTTAAATTTCAACTTCCTTATGTTGCAAACTCATATTTAGACGAATCAGATCAACTTGTAGTTACAAGAGTTCTTGGTCGTTCAGGTTATCAGGCAGGTACTGCTTGGGGTTTGAGAGTTAGTGCTGGTGTTGATATTTCAACTACTGGTGTAACTTCAACAGGTTCAACCACAGAAAATTTCTCTGGTGGTGTATACTTAGGTACTACGATTACTAACGTAGGACAAACTGGCGTAATCTTCACAGGTTTCACAAAAATAAGTTCAACTACTTTCTCAACTGTTCTTAGAGAATTCACTGTACAAACTTTGGTTGCCGGAAGCGGTAGCACAAGTGTACAATTGAGTACTATTAGTGGTTCATCACTTTCAGAATTTGAAGGTATGGTGGTAGCTATCGTAAGATCAAGAGGTAGTGTTGAAGATATTGTTGATGGTTCTCCTATCACTACTTTCCAAGCAACACAACTCCAAATGACTGCTAACGCAACAACAATTGGTGCTGGTGATATGTTCGGTAAGTTTACATTAGCAGCAGGTACTGGCACAACAGCAAGCACTGAAAGCTATGTAGTATCATTGAATCCTGATGCAAGAGAATTCATAGTAAACGTACTTGGTGACAAGCCTAAAGGCAAAAACACTAAGATTTATGTTGAATCTGTATATCCTGACTTAATTAAGAAATTAGATGCTGATGGTGTTGTGTACGGTATTAGTACATCAATCATCAATGCAACCACAAATACATTCACTGATTACAGAGAAGATTTCAAAACACCTGAAACTCCTTATATAGTGTCAGAATTAAGAGGTAACATAATCGAAAGATTATTCAAGTTTGTCTCTATCTCTGATGGTAATGCAGCGAACCAAGAAATTAAAATTTCATTGGCGAACATCGATCCTATCACAAAACAATTTGATATTATCGTTCGTGATTTCTATGATACTGACGATGCACTCGTAGTTCTTGAATCATTCAGAAACTGTTCAATGCAGAAAGGCTTGAACAACTACGTTGGTAACAGAGTTGGTACTATCGATGGTGAGTACAGTATTCAAAGTAACTTTATCGTTCTTGATATTGATCCTAACGCTCCGGGCGATTCTTATCCTGCTGGATTCGAAGGTTATATCGTATTCGATTGGTCTTCATCTTCAACTGGTTCTGGAACACAAGGTATTTCACCTGAGATCGTTTACAAAAACGAATACGCAGCAACAGATAGAGTAAACAGAGTATACTTAGGTGTATCTGAAAGAGCATTTGACGGAGACAACTTGATCGGTACTGGTATCGACCAAAACTTCTTTAACTATAACGGACTTGACATCAGTTCTACTGATGACGCTCCAAGCGGTTATGTGAAAACTAAAGGTTTCCACATGGACGCAGAAGCAACTGGCGCAACCTATATGGATGGTTTAGCTGTAATCGGATCATTCGTGGTCGGTGCAGGAACATTCCAAGGTGCAGCAGATATAACTAACCCTAACAACCCTTACTTTGCTAAGAATGCAAGAAAGTTCACATTCGTTCCTTACGGTGGATTTGATGGTTGGAATGAACACAGAGACAGAAGAACTACTACTGACCTTTACAAAAAGGGTGGTGTATATGATGGTGTACCTGTTGGTGCAACACCAAACAACGACTTCCAAGCATGGGAAATTGCAATTGCAACTTTCAGAAATAGCGAAGACGTAACAATCAATTTGTTTGCTACTCCGGGTCTTAACTGGTCAGATAACATCGGTATTATCAACGATACTATCGAAATGATCGAACAGGTAAGAGGTGACTCATTGTATGTAATCGATGCACCTGATCTTCCAGATGCTCCGGGCTTGGCTCAGGACATCGTTGATCTTCTTGACGATACTGATATTGACTCTAACTATAGTGCAACATTCTATCCTTGGGTTCAAATCAAAGACTCTATCAACAATCAGAATGTTTACATTCCACCTACAGGTGAAGTTGTAAGAGCAATTGCTTTCACAGATAACGTGAAGTTCCCTTGGTTCGCACCTGCTGGTTTGCAGAGAGGTGTTACTGATGCAATCAGAACAAGAAGAAAATTATCAAGTGATGAAAGAGACACATTGTATGATGGTAGAATTAACCCTATGGCGACATTCCCTGATACTGGTGTATCTATCTTCGGACAGAAAACTTTGCAAGTTGCAGAAACATCATTGAACAGAATCAACGTAAGAAGATTATTGCTTCAATTGAGAGTATTGATTTCTAACGTTGCAGTTAGATTACTTTTCGAACAAAACGATCAAACAACAATCGATGAATTCTTAGCTAAAGTTAATCCAATCTTGGAAACTGTTAAGAGAGAAAGAGGTCTTGAAGACTTTAAGGTTGTAATGGATCAATCAAATAACACTCCTGAAACAAGAGACAGAAATGAACTTTATGGTGAAATCTTCATCAAGCCTACTAAGGCAGTTGAATTTATCGGTATTACCTTCACCATCACTCCTTCTGGTGCTTCTTTCGATAGTATTTAATTTGAGAGTATTTATTTGAAAAGTGAATAACATAAAAAAAATTGAATTAATAAAATGGCAGAATTACTAAGAGGCATACCAGTTGACTTTGAACCTAAAAGAAAAAATAGATTCGTTTTAGAGTTCCCAACTGAACTCGGTATTGAAGTTTGGAAAGTACAATCTTGTACAGCACCTAAAATCGAAGTTAATCCTGTAGAAGTACATTGGATAAACACTGTTAACTATGTGGCAGGTAAAGGTAAGTGGGGGGCTTGTGATATTACCTTCATCGATACCCAAGGGCCATCAACTACTACTCAATTAATGGAATGGCTTCGTCTCGAATTCGAATCATTAACAGGTAGAATGGGTTATGCAGCAGGTTATAAGAAAACTCTTATCTTGAAAGCACTCGATCCAACAGGTGTTGAAGTTGAGAAGTGGGAAATGAGAGAGTGTATGATCACTTCATTAGACATGGGTGAATTTGCACACGATGATGACGGATTGAAAATCATCAGCATGACAGTACAACCTTTCATGTGTATCCACAACTACTAAGCCTTTATTACCTTAGAGGGACTGTTATAGTAACAAAAAAAGCCAGTATCGCTACTGGCTTTTTTTTATTTCTATTGTTGTGATCTTCTTATTTTGCAATGGTGTAAACCACTTCATTTGCTTTGTTGTAATTTGTAAGGATATTAGTATATCCATCGTTATTACGAAGATCAGCGATTGTTGCTCTCAAGTTTACAACTTTGAAACGTGATGCAGCAGATTTGCGTGTTACTTTTTGACCAGATTCCAACGCTGAAAGAACCTTAGCCTTTTTACTTTTTGTTTTTGACATAAGAATTGTTGTTAATTATTAATGTTAGAACTGTAAAGTTAGCAACTTTTTTGATTCTACCAAATTATCTTTCCAATTGTTCTGGTGTATAGTCGGTTAATCTTGACCAGTCAGCATCAAAAATCTCGTCAGCAAAGCCATAGTCAATAGCCTCATTTGCAGTAAGATATACATCTTCTTCCTTGTCCATACGGCTACGGAGCCACTTTCTTATGTAAATTTGTGTCTTTTGAGCCAATTTTCCATGTTGTTTCATAGACTTGGCGTAGATGTCAAGCATTATCTTCTCGGCAGTACGCTCGAATTTCACAGCCGAACGAACCTGCTTCACCGTGCCCTCCATTCCAAAGGTTCCATCGTGGAACATAAAATATGAATTTGGCATCATCACACGTTTATTTCCTGCTTGAAAAATTAGCGATGACATTGAACGGGCATGTGTGTAATTGATAATCGTAACGGGCCATGGGAACGATCTGATTGCATCATAGATTGCCATCCCTTCCGACCAATCACCACCTCTGGTTTTCATATGAATAACAAGTGGCTTCATTGGATTTCTTCTCATACACATATTGATATTACGGATGAATCTATTTGCCATCACGTATTCAACACCGGGTTCAGTTGCAGCATCAACACCGCCTCCCATTGTGTATCCTTCAATTCCAAAAAGGTAGATATGATTTGAAATTAAATCGATGTCATTCTCTAAAACGTAGTAGAGCGGATCATCTTGTCTGATCTTTAATTTGTGGTCAAGTTTATAGTTTCTCTCCGTCTTTCTTCTTTTTGGTTTAGTTGTTGGTGTACTAGTACCTTTCATTAACTTAAAACATTTTGGACATCATCATATTTATTTCCAGACTGTAGTCGTTGCATTCTATGACCTTGTAGTTATCGTTAACTTCATTGAACCATACGATGTAACAACCGTCTATCTTTATTCCCGTGTTCCTCTCTAAAATCCTCTTATACGTTGTCAACTGTAACGAGTATATTTCGAATTCACAATCATGAAGGTGAGAAACAACTCTCTTCATTTTTTGATTGTATTTGTTTACTTTATTAAGTTCTTTGTTCGTCTTCCAATCCCACACCTGAAAGCATTGCTTCTTCACATTCCAGAAGAGAATATCCATCATCCCGGAAAGTTCCCATTCTTCATCGAAGACAACGAACTCGGTTTTGATCGGTATTAACTTACCGAAACTATCGGCATAAAAATTATCAACGTATGTTTTAACAATCTTAAATTCCTCTTCGATTGTTGTCAATCCTTGTTTAGCAAGGATGTCAATATTCTTTTGTCCCAATTGTGCCAGTACTCGTTCATTGTCGTACTTGTACACTTTGTTGTTGTACAGTAATTCGGCATAATTGTGCACGGCTGATCCTTTGATCTGAGACTTTATATTCAATGCCTTCCAATAATCAAGAACTTCTTCTTGAGTCATGTTCAGTTCATCTTTCTTTCTATCTGACCAGTAATTACTGTCAAATTCTTCCACATATTTATGCAGAATAGTCGTTACTGAAATTAGGTTCTTATCACCTACGTAATACTTATGTATATCATCATGGAACTTGATACGATTAAATTTCGTAAATATTTCCATAGGAATTGGTATTCCCGACAAGTCACCACGTATTTCACCCATAGCGTGAAATTAGTGATTATGAATAGCATATCCAAATTTTACACTAATATTTGAGTCTTTTTCGGAGTAGCTTTCTACCTTAGAAACTTCCCATTTTTCCACAACACAACCATCCTTTTGAACACCTTCAACCGTGAAACTCAATGGTTTATCTTTTACAATGTCACATGGACTAACCAGTCTAAATTTAAATGGTTCCCAACCATGTCGTCCACTATTACTAAATTTAATTGTTGGATTTTTCTCAAATACAATTTCATGCATTTTTCCGATAGAATATGATAGGTAGTATTTCATTAGTTTATTCGAATATTAGGTTGAAGTATTTTAGAAAAATCTATCTTTTGCAATTGAACTATAATACCTGCTTTATCGGCAGCGAGACCACTATACCCATGAATATGTTGGAGTATTGCATCACGAATAATCTCCATTGCTTGAACAGCAAGGTCTCCACGCATGGTAGGGTGTGACTGTTCAAAGATTCTATTGATTTCGTCCTGATCTAAACCGTTTGTTTTGAATTTTGGTGTACCATCATGTGATAAGAATGCGATCTTATCAGCCATTTGCACCATAGTACTTTGAGTCTTCTTATTCTCCAATTGGAAGAAGTCCATCTGGATGAATGCAGGGTTCTCTTTATTCAAAGCAAGTACGTTGTCGATCTGGTGTTTACCACATCTGAGTACAACTTGCTTTTCTTTAAGCATTATGTCGGTATTATCACGTCCAACAAGAGCAATATCCTTTGCTGTTGGGAATACACCTGCTGCATCGGGATACGAAGACGGATTAGCCTCCGGTGTTATTGTTGAAATGTTGGTTGTGGATAATGCAGTGAAGTATCCATCGTATTTAACCTTCTGAGGTTGTGAAATAACACTTCCCATCCAATGTCTACCTCTTTGTGGGTATCGCGTATCCTCAATGAATATACGAACCACTTCACCTACTTGAGGAATTACCCAAAAGAACTTCGGTAACATCGGCATAGCCAATGGAAGTTGTTGATTTGGTGTTTTGTTGTCAAAGTCAGGAATTTTAACACGAATACGACCACCTTCATTAGGATCATCGATACTAACTACCTCACCATAGTAGATATTTCTAACAAGATTTTCTTTGTTAGTTTCCTTTCGGTAAGGACTGCTGGTCTGTAAATGTTTTTTCTCGTAAGACATTACTTAATTATATTTTTTAGATTGTCAACATATTTTTGTTCGACATCATACATTCTTGATTGAAGATTATTATACTGTTCTTCGAGTACTTTTGTTGCATCAAGTATTTGAAGCATCTCACGCTTAATCTCTTCGTGTTCTGCCTGTAAATTTTTTGATATATCGATATAGACTTGTTGTTCTTCCATTATTGTATTACCGCGTATCCTGTTGTTAAGGTGATGGTTGAACCAATTACTGTCACAGGGCCGCCACTGTTCGCACCAGCAGCACTCAAAGTTGTTCCCGGTGGAATTGCTACTGTTATTTTTGCGTCTTCCTGAAATCCTCTAATGATCTCTTCGACAGCAATACGCCACATTAATTCATCAGGGTTTACCGCGCCACTCGGTAATGCCCCAACAGGAATACCAGCCTCTGGTTTTCTTTGTATGATTCTACTTGCAATCTTTGTCGGTGATAATCCGGTTCTTCTTTGTGCACCAACTAAAATCAATGGGGTTGGTATTGAAGCCGATGAACTATTGTTCTGAATCTTCAAGATTTTCTTTATACCACCAAGGATAGAAGTTAATTTACCAAAATCTATTGCTGCCATTTCTTACGTAAATAAACTTTGTATAATGCGAATGAACGCGGAAATCTTTTCTTTCAATAATAAACTCGCAACTGGAATGATCAACTTAACCAATTCCGTTTTCAATAGATTGAAAATGAATTCATTTAATAATGCACCTGCTGAATCAGCTAAACACTTCACAAAATTCTTCTGTGAGTTAATATCGTCAGTTGTATTACTAGGCGTGTTCGGATTGTCATTGTTCTTAAATCCGTTAAGGATCATGATCAACGCTCTAATCTGAGGTGTTGCCGTCAATGCGAATACAATCGCATTTAATATCGTTTTGATTAGTCTCTTAAAGAAACCATCTCTTACTGCATTTTTATTTTTTGGATTAACTTGTTCTGGATTTTTACCGAAACTATTCTCCATTACCTTATTGTAGTTGTTACCTACGAACACGGGATCAGTACTACCAGTGTTTTGAGAAATCAAATCCAAGATGTCATCTAAAAATAATGAACTATCAATAATAGAACATCCCACATCTACAGCTACTATTCCGTTTGACTTATCCTTTGCCAATCTTTGAATAGAGGCAATTTCTTCATCACTCAATCCAGCAACATCAGCACCATCGATCAATTGTTGAATCAATTGTCTTACCTTCTCTTCCTCTACCATGTTATTCAAAGGTTTCTTACTTGCCTTTGAAGCAGTGCCGTAGATAACATCCATAACTGCCGTAGTGAATTCTTTCTCATTGATAATAGTCATACCATCAATCAAACCAGTTGTAAAACCACCGATAGTATCACCGGGATTGGTTGGTTTAAATGTCATCGTATCGGTGACATCATCGTAATTCATTTTGAGATTTCCGAAAATATTATCGCTACCCGGTGTAAGCATTGCGTTATACGCTACTTTATCAAAACCGTTAGGATTGTCTGCATAGGTTAATGAACCAGCAGCCGAAGACGGATCGGTTTTTAACTTACCGAACATATCTAATTTCTTTGCCGGAACGGTATAGCCAGCATTAAATCCTGCTGGCAATACTTGGTTCGAGTTGGGTGTATTTGATTGTTTCTTTAACGCACCTTTTAACTGTGGTTCTACACTACGGATGAACTTGGTCATAATATTACCAGTCGCTCTCTGTAATGCTTCACTACCTATCGTTGCTGTAAGTAAATCCAGCATGAACGGAATAGGTTCGTTCTTTGTGTTGACCGAAGGGAACGTAAAATTCGAATCAGGTAGTTTCGCAGTCTTCCCGATGGAAGTTAAAACACTGATTTCGGTAACAATTGATTTTTTGTCATTTACGATACCCATTTCTTTTAGATATTAACTTCGCCTCTTTCTCTTGCTTCCTCAATCAATTTTCTAAGGTTGTTTTTTGCCTCTTCTGAAAGAGTTTCACCTTCGTCACTGCTTGATTGATTTTTAGATTGATTTCCTGCTGAGTTAGATTTGTCTTTAACGAACACGATGTCGCTCAATACTTTCATCAAAGCAATTTTTTGATCTTGGTTTCTCGCCAATGCGTTAATAAGACTTACGATTTCTTTACCAGTCGCAGCTATTTCACCCTGTTCTTTAACCTTTGAATTCCAAACGTTAAACAACGCAACAATGGTTGATCTGATTTGGTGAGCATCATTGTACGTTTCCTGCATCAAGTCCTTGACGCTCTTTTCGTTCAATTCAATGCTTTTGCGCTTAATTCTTGCCATACTATTAGTTTTTCTATAAATAGTTGACCCGAAAATTAATTCTCATTGAAAAACCCGCTCTTTTCAAGGAAATAGAGTTCCCTGAATTGCTTCATGGACGATCTGATCTCCTTTGTAGATAGATTGGTTTGTTCTTTAAGATATAAAAGAATCTTATTTTTGGTGAAATTATTGGAGACTTTTCGATTGTACTTTCCTACCACACTATCTTCTAAGAAGAGGATATTCCAGTTCGCCATGACATTAATGATTGCTTCACCAACAATAGTTTCATTCTTTTTCAATGTCTTATCAGTGTCAATCTTAACCCGGAGACTCTTAATGATTTTCTCAATCAACTCCTGCAATTCAAGTTCGTCACTATAATCCATTTCATACATATACTCGTCCTTCTTTTCAATTTCCTCATGGAAATCTTCAAAGGCTAGGTTCTGTACTTTTTCACGATAACTTGTCTTACCATGATCTTTAAAGAAATTTCGAACAATCGTCTGACAATAGCTGAACGCTTTTGATTCAAAGATTCGATAGTTACATTTACTGTTACCAGTAGCTAAATAACCAGCTAAACCTTTCTTCGCATCCTCAATGAAAAAATATCTACCTTCATGCAAAGGGCACTTTGTCCACTTTACATCTTCTTCTGCTTTCTTATCTCTATACTCAACAATAAACGGACGATACTTCACCATCTGTTCCACTAAGTGAGACATTGCATAAAATTCCAAATCAACACTTTCGTAGTTACCTATATGTATTGGATAACGTCTCAAAATTGATTCCACCATTCTTCTGAATGGCTTCTCCAAAACTGTACGGTATAACATATTGCGTTCGGCAGCAGAATCGGACATCACATATTTCAATGATGCATCTTCTTCTCTATCTCCAAAATATAATTTTACTGTATCAACACTCTTCTTCTTTCTTGGCATACCATATTGTAGAAACTTTAAGTTATTCTGCTACAGTTTCTACAAGCGATGCTTTGCGGGTTGTGTCAATTACTCTATCAGCGAAAAAATGTGATTCTTTCTTTGCAGTTTCAAACCAAAATCTTCTGTCATCATTTGTTAATACTGCACCAAGACCCATGAACAAACTTCCATCACGATTAATGACGTGCTTGTATCCGAATTTAGGGATGGTATAGATTTTATTTCCGTTATTTAAGAATCTTAGAATAAACTCGTATGTGAATGACAATACGATGTTTGACTTTAATCCACCAACAGCAACGAAGTCGCTTTTCTTGAAAATCGCTCCACCAAGTGTATAGTATGAGAAATCACCTAACGACTTCGCATTCAAATAGCCCAACACACCATTTTCACCAACATATCCTTTTGACCAGATATTTTGATTTACTAATTGAAGTGGTGAGTTATTCTTATCGTCAACATCAATAGTGATTGGAAGGAATAACGATACGTCTGTAAGTCCATCAATGTACTTATCTACATTTCTGAAATAGAATGTACTATATTCATCATCAAATTCTAAGACTGAGAAGAAATCGGTGGTACTGTTTTTCACACCGAAGTTTACCTGACCACAAAAGTCAGTTTTTTCTTCATTCTTAATTGTAGTTACTTTCTCGCCAAAATTCTTTTCGGCAAGATATGCTAATAGACCACCTTCTTCTGCTCTGTGTGTATACACGATAAGCAAACTAGGGTTTGATCCAACCTGCATTAATACTGATTGGACAGCAAGGTCTAAATATTTCTTTGTGTTTTCACCGAACTCATGGATCGGCAATATTACTGTTACTTTACTCATTTCTTATTTAAGTTTTCGTTTGATATTATGCTTCAACTGCTGGTGTTTCAACTGCTACTGGTTCAGCCGCATCTTGTTGTTCTAAGGCTTCAAGTGTTCTTGCTAACGCTTCTTTTCTTTCAGCGAAATATTCTCCGTAGATTGCTGTTAATTGTTCGCCAGAAATTTCTGGTGTATAAGGATCAGCAAGTTTCTTCATTTCAGCATAGATGTTATCACCGATTTCATCATCAAGAAATTTTCTTAATGTATCGGCAATCAATACTGGCAATTGGAAGAAGTCATCAGTCCATACTCCACAGTTCTCAACTGGTTTGCCATCAGCACCAATTAAATATTCAGGAGTAATGTCAGGAATCAATGAAATAGGAATCGTACCTACCTTCATACATTCTAATGGGAACAAAGCATGACTTGAAATTCTATCAATCCAAAGTGCAGCGAAGTTTTTACCTAGCTTATCAGCAAAGTCTTTTCTTCTCAAATGCTTTGGTGGTTTAGATTCAGTTACCATTGGTTCGAAGTTAACCCATCTGTATTGTGGGTATTTCGACAAGAACAATTTAACGATCTTATCTAATTCTCTTTCATTTCTAACCAAGATTGAAATCACTGGTTGCTTCAACGGATACTTATCTGTGAAGTATGCTGGCACAGAAACATTGTAATGTTTAATTCTGAATTTCCCTTTACCGAAAAACTCGTCAACAAATCTTACCATTGTCTTACTAGTTGTAAGAACATTACTGATCTTAAAGTTTGACCAGTCATAACCCGGTAACAATGCCTTGGTTGTGTTGTCAACCGATTGAAACAATACTACACGCATACATGGAAGTTCTTTAGTTTGCTCCATTACGTTTGTAAAGATTTCAGGGATAACCAATAAATCTTCCGGTGATACTGTTAATTTGTTAGACTCCATTGAAACGTGTTCAAGGGCAGTTAATTCAGGTTCAATGAAATCAGGTTTCTCAAACTTTGCAGTTTCAGTCAACATGATCACAGTGTAACCCAAGTTCTTCAATACTGTTCCATGAAAATATAATTCATAGATAGATGCAGCAGGAACTCCATGCACATCAGGTACGAAAAACATGATCTTATTTTTCTTAGCATCGATATTTGCAATCGATAATTTTAATTTATCAACATTACTACTCATTTCTTATTTGTTTAAATTTAATTTATAGTCGATGAATCCTTGGAATGCCTTTGCAGGTACTGATCCTTCTTCATCTGCCTCAGAACCTGTCAATCCGAACACTGTTCCAATGTCACTAGTGTAATCAGCATCGCTTCCAATGTTATATTCACGAGTCAACTTAATCGTTACTTTTCCTTCTGGCTTATTGTCAAGCATATCAGGATTTGTGGTCATTACCCAATCAAACTTCTCCCATGCTTCTTCATCAGAGTAAACGAACACAATGTTCTTTATCTCAATTCTCATTTTACTCAAAAAGAATAAAGTTGAAGGGATTGCTGCTTTCTTAGTTCTACAGTACAGATATACTTCGAAGTTATCAGCAAAGAGTTTCAAGAATGTGTTAAGATCAACATCGGCATTTTGGTACAACTTAGGTGCACTACCGTGGATTTGATAACAATAATCCTCATAAAGAAATTTCTCAAACATTTCATCACCAGACAAAACTTTTGTCTCAGTATTAAATGCAAAATCATCCACACCAGCACGACCTGTTGCTTCATCGACAACATATTCCTTTGGCGAAATCTTTTGCAGAGTTTCGTTTGTAAGGAATTCATCAGTTACGAATTGTTCAACGATTTCAGTTTCTTTGAATTCGTAGTGGTTTCTTAAATTATAGGTGTTGAATGGTTCAGTAATCTTTCCATTGTCACCAAATTCATCATCATAGTAGCGATCAAACGCTAACCATTTTGCTCTCAATATTTCATCAATATCGATTCCTAATCTCGGTTTACTCATTGTTCTTTTTTCTTTTTATTATGTGATATAGGTACGATGATCACGTTATCGTTTTCAATAACAGTCGTCAGTACATTATTTATTTCATTTAATCCTTCATGCATATATAGTGGATCGATAAACACTTTAAAATCTCTATCCTCAGTATCAATGTGTTTTATAAATTCACCAAGTTTCATTGTCGGTGCTTCTCTTACTGGTGGCACGAATACCAATCCTTCGCTCATACGTTCATCGTAATCAACACTCTCAGGATAATAATCATACATCAATCTAAAGTCACACTTGAATTCTTTACTAAGTTTCAAGAGGAAAGCATCGATCTCTTTGCTTATTTTTGGTTCTCTTAATTTTTTATCAACATCAGTCATTTTACGTTTGTACTCGTCATCAAGATTCATTACTCCCCCTTCTTATTTTCAATAAAATGATCAATATGTTCAGTGAGAACGTCCAACTTTATTCTATATTCACGATACACTTCTGCATCGACAATAAACTTTGGATTCAATGATTCAATTACTGTTCCACCACCTCTTCTTGGTATGACGAATGTTGTTGCTTCTATTTTGTCAACAACGTCTTTCGGAAAAAGTGAAGCAGCAACATGTTGGACATGTTCATCTGCCTCACGTCCTTCTAACGTTTCAACATCAACATACAGCACTAAAATTAATTTATCCATGTAACCTTACTCTACTATTTTGTACTACAGGAACAGTATTATAATGTTCCTTAAATTTTGATTCGATTGTCTTGATAATAGGATTACGACAATTTTCATCATTTTCATCCATCGAAATACAACCCATGTCAGGCACTTCATTGAAAATCTTCAATAAGACTTCAAGTGAACTATCTTGTTTATTTCTCAAGTCAATTTGATTGGTATCTCCAAGACAAATGATTTTTGAATTTTCTCCGATACGCGTTAATAATGTTCTTGCATTATCAACACTTACGTTTTGAGTTTCATCAAGAATAATGATTGCATTATCTAAGTTTGTTCCTCTTATATATGCTAATGGCAAAAAGTGAATGATACTACTATCAAACAAACCATCAACATTTGAATTCGAGAATAACTTCTTTGCATTACTCTTGAAACTTTCCATGTAAGGGTCAACCTTCTCTCTCAAATCACCTTTCAAGAATCCAAGTTCTTCGTTCTTTAATACAGTGACCGATTTAACAAGTAGAATTTTCTGGTAGAAATTACTTCTCTCCTTTAATAAAGAGAGTGCCATATAAATAGCACAAATTGTCTTTCCACTTCCCGCAGGGCCGGCACAAATCGTGATCTGATTGTCCTTTATGGACTTCAACAACTTCTTTTGACTGTCATTTTTCGCACTCAAGTTTACCTTTTCGACAATCATATTGCCGATTAAGTCCTTCTGTCGTTCGTTTATCTCCGATTTGGTGATCTCGAATGATTGCGTACCGTTCTTCTTTTTTGTTGTGGCAACTTTAGTTTTACCCATTAAAAACCATTAGAAAGTTTAAATAATTTTTTCCCCTGTATATAGTTATACGGAAAACTTAATTAAATCTTGAATTAAAAATTAAATTTTAGTATTTATTATAAAAAAGTATAACTATGAGTGAAAATAAAGATGTAAAAGGAGCAATGAGTGAATTCTATAAAAAGAAGGAACAGACTCCAAGTCAAAATGAAAATAGTAGTGTGGTAGTCCTATCAAATAACAACCCAACTGCTTCATTACCAAAGTATGACGCTGGTTCTTACAATAGAAATGTTACCGATCAAATGGATGATCAAGACTTGGTTGTTGGATTTGACACGGTTAGACTTCCATCGAAAGGTGTATTCTATAGAAATAAGGTATCCGAAGTCGTAGTTGAATATTTAACATCAAAAGATGAAGATATTCTTACAACACCTGCTCTTATTGAGAACAATACTTTAATTGACGTTCTTTTAAAGAACAAAATCAAAACCAAAGGTATTGAAGTTGAAGAAATGTTGGGTGGTGATAAGAATGCCATTCTTGTATTCTTGAGAGCATCGTCATACGGTAAAAACTATGATGTTGTTGTTACCGATCCATTCGGTGGTAACTCTTTCAGAGCAACCGTAGACCTTACTAAGTTGAAATATAAGGAGATCGATATTCTCCCGGACGAAAATCTACATTTCACGGTTGAACTACCAATGCGTAAGAAATTTGTTAAGTTCAAATTGATCACGGACAATGACTTAAAGAGAATCTTCAAACAAGCAGAAACCAAGAAAGAAGCAACTGGTCAACCATTCTTAGAATTACTTAGTATGCGTTTGAAAGCAGCTATTGTGAGTGTCGATGGTAAGACTGATCGTACATACATCTCCAAGTTTGTAGATGCTATGCCAGCACTTGATTCATTAACGCTTAGACGTAAAATTGATGAAGTTACACCGGACGTAGACTATAAATATGAGTTCGTTTCACCTGCCGGGTATCCATTCGAAGCATCCATATCGTTAGGAGTCGAGTTTTTTTTGCCCAAAAATTTAGCGGGGAAGTACAAAGAGATGGTAATGCAGGAAATCTACATCCTGACCAAACATGCCAACTTCTCCGCAGAATATGTAGAAAATCTTCCTACATGGAAGAGACGCTATTACATAGATTTGCTCGAACGAGAAGTAGACGAAGTAAAGAAACAACAAGAGGCGCAAAGTCGAAAATCGCGATCATCGCCTTCCAGATCAGCACCAAGACGCAGATAATGAAAGAATCCAGTTTAAAGACTGGATTTTTCGTTTTTACCTATTTATGAATAGAATAATCCATCATGGCAAAAAAGGTAGGAAAAAGCGAAGTCGATAAGCTGGTAGAAGAACGTACCCGTAACTACAACCTATTGGTTGACCTTCAAAAAAAGGAGTACGAAAGTCTTACCCAAATTTTTAACATTGAATCCCAAAGACAAAAATTATTACTTGAAACTCTAAAACTAGAGAACGATAGAAATACTCGATTTGCCGAACTTAAAAAACTACAAGAAGATGCTGCCAAGGGTGTTGTTAGTGTTAGTAAAACTACGTTAACCGCACTTGAAAAACAATTAAAGAGAGAACAGGAAAAAATCGTTAAACTAAAAACTCAAGAGAAGATTTTGAGAGTAATGAGTAGCATTAAATTACCTGACTTCGGTTCTTTAGGTTCTCTAGGTCTTGATGATAAAGACATCCGTAACACAGTTATGGAATTAGGTAAGGGTGTCCAAAGCAGTCAACAAATACGTGATGCATTTTATGATGCAGCACCAAAGGCAGCACAATTAGGTGCAAGCATGAAAGACCTTTATGCAACTCAAAAAGCATACACAGATGAATCAGGTCGTGCAGTTGCATTGACTGCTCAACAATTAGTCAATATCACTGAGATAGGAAAAGGTACAACTCTTGGGGTTGAAGCGGCAGGACAACTTGCAGCACAATTCGAATTGCTTGGTATGAACACGGAAAGAACAAAAGATGTTGTTCAAAGTATCGTAGACTCTTCTGAAAGAATGGGTGTAAACGTAAATAAGGTTTTGAAAACAATGTCATCTAATTTCAAGACATTGAATACATATGCATTCAAGGATGGCGTAAAAGGTATGGCGAAGATGGCTCAGTACGCTGAGAAATTTAAAATATCAATTGACGATTCTCTTAGTAGTGCTGACATGGCAAGAAATCTTGATGGTGCAGTTCAAATGGCTGCAACATTGAATACTCTTGGTGGTAAGTTTGCACAATCTGATCCATTCGAATTATTCCACTTATCAAGAAATGATCCAGCTAAATATACACAGAAAATTAATGAGATGACCAAAGGTATGGCACAACTTGTTAAGACTGGTGATCAATTCGAATTTAAAATTACTCCTGTTGACTTAGACAGAATTAGTGTCGCAGCAGAAGCTACTGGTCAGAAGTTTGAAACAATGGTTGAACAAGCACAACGTATGGCTGAGATTCAACAGATGAATAAACAGTTAATGGGCACAGCATTCTCTGCTCAAGATCGTGAATTAATTCAAGGTCTTGCGAAACTTGATTCAAAGTCTGGTATATACAAAGTATTAGGACAAGACATATCTAAACTTTCTGCACAACAAGTTGAATCTTTAAAAGTTCAACAAACTACTTTGAAAGATCGTGCAGAAGCAGTTCAAACATTTAACGAGAAATTTGAAAATACAATTAACTCTATGAAGTTAACATTGTTACCAATTCTTGATGGTATCAATGCTGTCTTCGACACAATACATCCATACTTAAAAGGTATTGCTGATTTTATGGCTAACCAACCTAAGTGGGTTAAGTCAGGTTTAGGATTTGCAGGTGCTTTACTTGCAGGTGGTATGTTATTAGGAAAAGCAGCATCAGCATTTAAGTCAATTCCTTTCTTAGGAAAACTTATAGGTAGTGGTGCAGCTAAAGGAGTGGGTGGTGCAGTAGGTGGAGCAGCAAAAGGTGCTGGTGGCGCACTTGGTGGTGCGGTAGGTAAAGGTGGAGGATTAGCAGGTGGTGCTGGAATTGGTTTAGCATCGGCTGGTATCGGTGCAGGTATTGCAGTGGCAGCAGCAGGTATTTCTAAACTCGCTGATTCAATGGCTAAGTTAGATAAAGATCAGGTTGAAGCACTTGAAACAATAGCAGTCACATTGGCAGTATCGTTTCCACTTGCAGCTATAGGTATTGGTATTCTTGCAGCAGTGGCTGCGCCAGCAGCTATACCGTTGTTAGCATTAGGTGCAGCAATCTTCGCGATTGGTGCAGGTATTGGTGTGGCTTCGGCTGGTATTGGATATATGGCAACTGGTTTTGGAACTCTTCTTCAACAAGCAAGTCCTGAAAAAGTATTTGCTCTTGCAGCAGGTGTATCGGCATTAGGTGCTTCAATGGCAGCGTTGGCTGGTGGAAGTATTTTAGCTTTATTCTCTGGTGGTGGAGCGTTTGCAATGTTGGGATTACTTTCTACTCGTGCTGATGCATTTGAAAGAATAGGTAATGCCATGAAAAACATTGCTGTTGTTCTTAACTCTGATGGTGAAGGTTTATCCAAACTTAAAGAAACTCTTGATTCTATTCAAAATATAAATTCAGGTGGTGGAATGCTTGGCGAGTTGAAGTCTCTTTTCAAAGAAGGTATTAAAGTTAAGTTTGATGAAAAGAATGTTTCAATGAGTGTTAATGTTTCTCTTGAAGTTGATTCTGAGGTTATAGCTAGAAAGACTGCTAAGAAGATAGTTGTATTACACAAGGACTATCAGGACGGTAAGGCAGGTTAAAACCCCTTAATAGTTATTAATTAATATTAAGTTTAAATATCAATAGGAATTCTGTGGTTGAGATTAGTACATAAGAGGACTATACCCTAATCTTTACGATTGAGTTTAGTCTTATGTACTATTGATTTAACATCAATGAGGTCTGAGTATATCGACCAGTACCTTTACATCATAGGTTGAGTAAAGTCTCTTGCTAATTACGATAATCTCCTATTTATCGCTATTCTCCCTCCAAGATTTAAGAGCAGGTGGCAACTGTGAATAGAACCCCGCACAGTAGTTGCCTTTTATACTTTCTTAACGCTGTCGTATTATTTAAGCCGACCATCAAGAAATGCAATAATAGCGATAAAACCGAAGAAAACAAATAAAGTTTCGAATACGCCCCTTAACTACTTGAAAATTAGGTGGAAAAGATAATCAAAAACACGTATTTATGATGGAATGGGAAACATTAGAACAAATCCGCAGTACGAACAAATAAGAACGTTTTTAGAGACTAGAAACCTCTTTACGCCTGAGAATCCGTATGAACTCAACAGTCCAAAACTGGTTAGAGCAATCAATAGCATAGTTGGATTAGTTCCCGGAAAATCTTTTGACCTTAGCAATACTGTTATCGGTCGATTGATGGGGCCTAACACTCCAATCGCAGCCATTGGACTTCAACAATACAGTAAGCATCTTGCTCAAAGTGTTGTTAGTAACGTCATGTCCGATTCAATCCCATCGGTGAACTTTACAAATCTTTTTGATGGTGATCCAACAACAAGATTACTTACAAAGAAAGAAGATTATCGTATCACGAGAGATGAAACTAAAACTTCTATCGGAAGACTTCTTGAAGACATTACAAATCAACAACCAAAACTATCATCAACTATTTTTACTGGTCGTGGTAGTTTAGCACCATTCGATAAATTTCCAAATCAGTTTGATTACATCCGTAACACAGGTAAGGGACAATTAAATCAGTACTACGCAAGTATTGATAAAAACTTATATATTCAATCAAGCGAAGATTTTCTTCAAGTAGCAGAAAATCAAGGCTACAAAATAAATAAAGTAACAAAGGCATTATTAAATAAATCATACTTCCCAACAAACGATCCTGCAAACTTTCCAGATGGACAAGCAGCTTCTGATGACGTTCGTTCTGAGATGGTTTTATTTAGAGAAGATAATCCAGCACAAAGTGTTTCTGAATATGCTAGTGCTGCTGTTACTGATGCAATGGGTAGAACGAAAAAATCGTTAACACCTAATCTTGCACAGAACTTACCGAATCAAGAACGTGCTGATGATTTTGAATTCGATGAAAATAGTTTCGGATTCACAGATGATATTGATAATCAAATTGTGTGGGGTCGTGACACAGAACTTCAATCGAAGTATGGTGTGAGATCAGGAGCACTTCTTTATACTAAAGGTTTGTTACAAGCAAGAGGTTCGAGAGGTTACTTCGATCAAACAAAGAAAAAATTCACTGATCCAAAAGGTCAGTTAATGTATAACGGTTCACCGTTGACCAGAGAACTTGATGGAACTGTAAACAGAAACAGACAAAGTACAATTCTTGATCCATACGATAGATATGCGAAAGCAATTAGATTTACTGGTAATTCATTTTATGATGCACCAGCAGAATCTGTCATCAACAGAGCAGTAATACCTAAGTTCCATCCAATCATCGATACGAGTAGTAAGGTTAACAATAGAAATCTTATGTTCAGTATTGAAAACCTTGCATACATTTTGAATGATAAAGGTTATCTTGGTGATTCACTTGGAACAAAAGTTCCTGAAAGTGAAGTTGGTTATAACAAAGGTAGATTAATGTGGTTTGCTCCTTACGATGTTGAAGTAAGTGAAACTGCTGCTGCAAAATATGAATCAACACAATTTATTGGACGTAGTGAACCAGTATACTCTTACCAGTCTTCTGAAAGAAGTGCACGTCTTAGTTTTAAATTGATTATTGACTATCCACCACAAGTTGATGGAAAATCACATGGTGACAACGCCAAGTTCTTTGCGTTCGGTGGTAAGTTCAATGAGAATGCATTGAAGAACGTTGATATTGATAAAGAAGTAGCTTCGTTATCCGAACTGGAAACCAGACTGGCTTCAATTCAACCAACAGAAACATTATTGCCACCTGATAATTTACAGGCTGGTGATAAAGCGATATTCTTTTTCCATAACGATGGACGAAGTGTAGAACAAGACATTACTCTTGGCTATGAAGATGGTATTGATAACCCCGGAGAAGAAAATGATGATTCATTGAATGCACCTTTCGTTGCTGCGGTTAATACTATTGTTACTCAAATTTTAACACCTGAGACTTACAAGTATTACAACATAAGTTTTCTTGGTCGTGCTAGTAGACTTTACTACAATGAGGCAAAAGAAAAGGGTTACAACAAACAATTAGGTTTGGATAGAGCAAGTAGTTTATTGAAGTATGTGGAAACTAAATTTGTTGCTGCAAATAAAGGATTGACTTTTGCAAAAGCAGGAATCAAGACTAACATTGCAACGATTGGTTCTGACAGTGGTTCAACAGAAGGTAAACTCGAAAAAAATATTTCATTGCTTAAAGTAAAGCAGGAAAGAAATGCCGTTGTTAGATTAACACCGAACGGAACACTTGAAAAGAAGACCGTAGCATTAACTCCTAGCCAACTTCAAGATAAAGCAACATTAGAACAACAGATTCACGATAAGAAGGATTTAATTGCGATAGCAACAAAAGCACAATCCAACGAACGTATCTTCACCGAGAGAAATATCGGTGATAGAGCATTCAGAGGATTTGAAGCAATGAAGAAGATTACGTTATCTCCTGTATTCCACTCACAGACACCGGAAGACTTCCATAGAAGATTAACGTTCTTGCATCAGTGCACAAGACAAGGTAATGCCGTGGTCAATAAAGCAACAGAAGAAACTGGCGTATCGGTTCCAAGAAACTCCGTGTTCGGTAGACCACCAATCTGCGTATTACGTTTAGGTGATATGTATCACAGTAAGGTAGTTATTGAAACCGTTGACTTTGATTTCACTGAATCGATTTGGGATGTGAATCCAGAAGGTATGGGTATGCAGTTCATGATTGCCAACATTGATATTTCAATGAAGATCATCGGTGGTCAATCACTCAAAGGTGCTATCGATGTTATCCAGAACGCAGAATCGTTCAACTACTATGCAAATTCAACTTACTATGGTGATGGTGTTTACAAGTCAGCGAGAAAAGTAGAAGACGCACAAGTCCAAGGTGACAAGACCTTGATAAACGCTAAACAGCAAGCACGTTTCGGTAAGAACACGGATGGCGATTCTGGTGCTTACGTTCCACTTTAAAAGATTTGAATTATGGCAAGACAAGATTACGATAGATACGAGATTATGAAGAACACGGACGGGACAATCGACTGGTTGCCGTTCGTTAAAATTTCTGACAGTCCTTCCGACCTTAGTGAGGTATGGGTTTTGGGTCGTAGTAGATTGGATAAGTTAGCGTTACGTTATTACAACAATCCTTTTTACGATTTTTTCATCCTTTACGCCAATCCGCAATATGCTGACCAGTTCGACATCCCGGACGGGGCATTGATCAGAATTCCATTTCCAATAGATCGTGTCAAAATGGAATACGAAACTTTTTTGAGAAATTTTAAGGAAAGTTAAGGTTTTTCGATATATTTGCTTTATATGAAAAATTTATCGGTCGTTTTCAGCAGTCATTTCACTGATGCTGAAAATGAAAAATTTATAGCCCATCTTAAAGCAACGGCAGGTGTTAACATTCATGTTGAATGCGTGAAGAATATGAATGAGTATTCTTTACCACAGGCATATAACCTTGCGTGGAAGAAATTGGATGACTTAGGTAGAGGGCAAGACATTATTGTTTTTTGTCACAACGATTTAACAATTCGTACAGAGAATTGGGGTAAGAAATTACTCGGATTGTTTAAGACGTTTTCTGATTATGATATTCTTGGAATTGCAGGAACAACTGAACTAAACGCACACGGTTGCTGGTGGTTAGATAATGGTGGGAAAGAAATGAACCGTACCAAGATGTTCGGTCGTGTTTGGCACACAAATGGAATCCGGGAATGGGAGAGTGTTTACTCTGAAAATATTCATGGTGTACAACCAGTAGTAATTGTCGATGGATTATTCATTGCCGTAAATGGTGAGACTGTAGTTAAGCGTTTCAACGAAGACTTCAAAGGGTTTCACTTCTACGATATTACATTTAGTTTCGACAACTATATTGAAGGATGTAACATTGGCGTTATTGACAAAATTTCAGTGCTTCACCAATCTGTTGGTCAAACAAACCAAAGTTGGGAATTGAACAGACAGCAATTCGCATCAACTTATGCCGAAGAATTGCCTGTTCAACATGATTAACATTGACAAACTACATGAAGACTTTGACGATACATTACCGATCTCGGTGATTGTACCTATGAGTGATAAGAGAAGCCATTTTTTTAACAATATGGTTTATCCACTTCTTGAAGCAAATAGACCTGCTGAGATTATTGTAAACAATAATTTTGGTGGTGCACCAAAAAAGAGAAATGAAGGATTTGAGAAATCAACCCAACCGTTTCTCTTTTTCTGTGATGACGACATCCTTCTTCCGAAGAATTATCTTGAAAGACTATACAAGTTATTACTTGCCAATCCTAATAAAGCATATGCTTACACCGGGTATCATGGTATCGTAATGCATCCGAACAGTCATCCAATGAGAGGAAATTTTAATATTCCATCAATTCCTTTCAATGGCGATAACTTGAGACACGGAAATTATATTTCAACCATGTCTCTTGTTCGTAGAGACTTGTTTCCAAAATTTGATGAATCTTTGAAAAGATTACAAGATTGGGATGTTTGGTTAACAATGCTTGGGAATGGTCATGAAGGGATTTTGTTGGAAGGTGCGGAAAATATGTTTTATGCGTATTACTTAGATGAAGGAATTACATCAAACGGAAATAATGAACGTGAAGCATTGATGGCAGTTGCACAAAAACATAAATTGTACTAATGAAACGAGAAAAAACCAACATCAAGAAGATAATAAAGGCAAAAATAAATCTAAGTGAAAAGAAAAGCACTGGAAAACCGATATTAACTCAAAAGAGACCGCAGGTAATTACTGCGCGAGAAAGAATTATGGAAGAGTACAGAGAGACCCCAATCAAAAAACACAGTAAACAAGATACTGCATATCACCTTGGAAGTCCAAATGTGAATAATACTGATGAAAATGGTAAACCGATACCATTAAAAAGTTATAGTAAGCAAGAAACTGCTTATGCACTGAGTAATCCAAATTCCAAAAAGCCAGAACCAATTGCACAAATACCGAAAATAAAGAAACCACATGTAGACATTCCTGTTGTGTTAAAAGATTATGGCACTTACGTTAAAAAAGAAGATGTTGAAGTTGATTTGGTAATTTGTGTTTGTTCTGTTGAAAGATATGATAAGGTTAAAAGACTTTTAGATCAGATTTATAGCCAAGAAACCAAGTACACTTTTCAATTTAATTTAATGGATGATGGTTCTTTTGATGAAAGATATAAAGAATTACCACAATTGTTTCCGAAACTTAATTATATAAGAAATGTAGTAAACGGTGGAAAAATGAATTACTGGCGAACAGTCAACAGACTATGGAGTATCGCTAGTAAAAAGAATTCACATGCATTTATGCAAATTGATGATGACTTCATACTATGTGAAAATTTCATTGACAGAGCAATGGATGAATTCTTCAAGAAGAAAGAAGAGAACAATCAATTCATGGTATTCACTTATCATGTTTATGGATATGATCGCAATAAACCACCTGCTGATTGGTGGTATAATGGTGTATCAATAGCAATTGACGGAGGAACAATATTCGATAGTCGATTTGCAAGTCTTTGGAATTTCAATGTCAACATTGGAGAGAGATATATTGCAGAACATACAAGTACTTTTGTTTGGGACACTATTGTTCAATACATAAGAGATTTTGGTGTTCGTGTTTATCGTTTCCCAAAGTCACTAGCATGGCATGATGGTAATTTTGATTCGAAACTACATTTCGAGACAAGAAAAATAAAGAAATCGTATACGAAGAATTTTATCGATGGCGATGATAAGTATGACCTTGATAAAGAATTTAATGAAGTCGCATGAGTATAAGTGTAATACTAAACGTATATAAGAGACCAGATAAATTGGAAGAACAGATTCGTGCAATAAAGGCACAATCAATTCCTATTAAAAGTGAAGATATTCACGTTTGGTATAATAAAAGTGATGTCCCACAGGTCTTACCACAAGATAAGGCAATTAAGACTTATCAAAGTAGTTGGAATACAAAGTTTCATGGAAGATTTACAATTCCACTTCTTTGCAGAACGAAATACATCGCAATTTTTGATGATGATATTCTTCCATACAAAGATTGGTTGAAGAATTGTGTTGAATCAATTGAAAAGAAGGAAGGAATTTATGGGGCAAGTGGTGTTCTGCTTAATACACCACAGTCATATCGTAATCATGTGAAGTACGGTTGGAATGGCACTCATAGTGACACAATCAATCAAGTCGATTTAGTAGGACATTGCTGGTTCTTCAAACAAGAATGGTCAAAATATTTATGGTACGAAGACCCTGCATCATGGGACAATGGTGAAGACATTATGTTTTCATACTTGGCACAGAAGTATGGTAAGATTGATACGTTCGTTCCTCCACATCCTGAAAGTAACAGGAATGTGTGGGGTTGTGTTCCAGAACATGGTGCATCGGTCGGTAGTGATAAAAATGCATCTTGGTTAATGGGGTCTCACCTTCCGTTAAGAGATTCAATTGTTGTTGAATGTATTAAAAGAGGTTGGAAAATAGTAAAATCATGAAGATAGTATTTTGTCATAATGTTTATAATCGATATGGTACTCTCTATAAAACGTTAGTCGTTGAAAAGAAGATGTACCCTGAATCAGAATCAATCGTGGCATACAATGATGCAACACCTCCAATTGAAATGGAGAAACTTGCAAAATATGTTTTCTTTAAAGGAAAAACCCATAAGATTGGCTGTGCAAATGGATGTATAATTTCAATTCAGGAAGCGTTAAAGTTGAATCCAGATGTTATCGTGTTTTCCCATGATGATGTGTTTATTGAAGATCAAAAAGTTTTTGATAAGCGTGTTGAAAGTATTGTGAAGGGTGAATACGATGTTATTTGCAGAATGCCGGGTAATGAATTGTATGGTGATAACTATTATCTGATGGAATGTTTTTTCATGTCAGGTAAAGCAGCAAAACAATGTTTCGGAAACTTATTGTTATATAGTAACGAGAATGAAATTGCAAAAGACCTTCGTGGTTCAATTTCACCGGAGGTATTTCTATATGACGCATTACAACATAATAATTTAAAAAAACTGATTATTGAGTATGAACATAAACTTGAGGGGTATAATGAAACCCTACAAAGTTTAATGGGATTTCATCACCTCAATGCAGGTAAACGTGGATGGGTATGACACCAGAACAAGAAAAAGCCGATTTTATAAACACCTACTTCTCAAGTATGCAGAAATTATTTGGGATAACTATGGATGACTTCTTACAATACTATAGCGAAGCAAAGTATAGTGGTTATCCAGAAGAACCGGGTGGTTCCGCATGGAAGAGTGAGGGTAAATTTATTTACGTTATGATAAGACACGTAAAACCTAAGAATGTTCTTGAGATTGGTAACTATCTCGGAAGAGGAACAACTAATCACATACTCCAAGCGATGGATATGAATGGTGAAGGTAAAGTAACTTTGCTTGATATTGTTGAAAGACTTGAATATTCAAAACTCCATACACAGAATTTTACAAGAGTTCTCGATGACTCGTTGAAGTTTTTGGATAAGCCTCTTGATTTCGACATGATCGTTCAGGATGGTAATCACGAGTATGAACATGTTAAGACCGAACTTGAATTGATGGAGAAACATGCACAGAATGATTTCTGGATGTGGGGTCATGATTATTTTACTGTTAGACCACCACAGTGTGAGATTGCAAGATCATGGGCAGATGCCAAGGTAACTAAGTTCAATCAAAGAACAATGTTGAAAGACAGTATTAGTAATTGTGGGTTTATCGTATCAAAATTTGAGAAGTGATGAAAACATTCAAAGGAGACTTCGACATGTTTGTCAACAAAATAAAAAATGATGAACATTTTGCATTATCACGATGGGGTGATGGAGAATTAATGATTCTCGAAAATAAACCTATTGATTTATTACATAAAGGGGATGGTGAATTTAAGTATGATCCTAAAAGTACTGTTCATGTAATGGAGCGTGAGTCTTTATTGAATTCATATAAGTACAAGCACAAGGATTATTATATTGGAGTTGCCTGTCAATGTTGTGTTGGAAAGGAAAAGTTTGAATACATGAAAAAACTTTCTGAACAACTGGAAGAGAATTTAACTTGGGCAAACATCTTCGTAAATTCAAACTATCAATATTTCTTATCGGAATTGTTGCCTGTGTTGAAGAATAAGAAAGTAATACTTGTTGCAAATGCTAAAAGCAAACCAGAGAATCTTCCTTTTAAGGTAGAAAAATTTTATCCCATCGGTGCGGATGCGTGGGTTAAGAGTAGTGCATTAATTCAACAACTATTAATGGACATTGGTGAATTTAATATGAATGATTACGTATATCTCTTTGCAGCAGGGCCGCTGGCAAACGTGATGACATATGAATTTTGGAAATACAATAAAAATAACACCTACATTGACATTGGGTCAACACTCGATAAGATGTTAGGATTAACGGTCACCAGAGGTTATCTTCAAGGTGCACCCACATTAAATAAAACGTGTATATGGTAAATTTAGATAAATACAAAAACGATGGTTGGGGTCTTTCTCGTAAAGAATTTGAAATATTGGTTGAATACCTAAATGCAAAAAGAAATTTAGTATTTGGTGGTGTATTAAATGTTGTTGAATTCGGATCAGGAAGATCAACAGAATTTTTAATTGATGCGATGGAAGGTCTCGATTATAAGGTAAACATTTTTTCTTTTGATGATTCGAAAGAATACGCTTTCAAAGGAACACATCCAAACTTACAGTTAAATATCGTTCCTCTGGTAGAGTGTACTGACGACATCTTCAATAAAATGTTCAAAGAAAAGAAATACGATAGTAATTTAATGCCGTTGAAGCATACCCCACTTCATACTCGTCAGAAAAATACATTCTATAAGATTGAAGATTCTATGTTGCCCGAAAAAATTGATTTGATGATTGTGGACGGCCCTCATGGGAATGGACGTAGCCTTGCATTCTTACGTTGTTTTGATCGTTTACGTTTTGGATCAATGATATTGATTGATGATGCATCACATTATCCATTTCATCATCATCTTGGATTATTAAGAAATAATCTTGTAATACACGAGCAACATCTCAAAGGAGATAAATGGGAAACCGGAGGTGACTTCGTTTTCACAAGTATTGTAGACTAAAAAATTATGTACAATCCCGAAGAATATTGGAAAAAAGAATTAGGTGGTGGTGATAGCTGGAAAAACCATGCTCGAACATCACCTGCGTTAAGAAAATCAATCGATAGAACAAGAACATTGATCGTTCCTGAAATGCTTAAACGCAAAAAAGGAAATGGTGGTGTACTTGATGCTGGTTGTGGTTCTGGTTACGCAATAAAAACATTTCAGGAGTCAGGTGCTTGGGACAAATACTACGGGGTAGATTTTCAACAACATCGAATTGACTTTTGTAAGGAAACATACGGCATGAGTGACATAGAGTTCCATTGCACGAACTTAAACACTCTGCCGATACCCGACAAATCGATTGCATCAATATATACTGGTGCGGTTTTAATGCATATACCCATTGAAAATAAAATCAAAGTAATTCAAGAGTTCAAAAGAATACTTACTGATGATGGTTTTTACTTTGGTCATGAGGTTATTAGTAATGCTCATGAAATTGAAGATGGTGGAGCACACGTAATCAATACTAATTTGAATTGGTTGAAAAAACAATTTGATCCATTTGATGTCGAAGTGGTGACTTTACATTACGATGATTACGATTTCCAAATAATTTACGCACACAAATGAAAATAGCTTTTCACTGTAACCAATTATCATTACGTGGCACGGAAGTGGCAATGTTTGATTACGCTCACTTTAATGAAAACATATTGGGTAATGAAAGTATTGTGCTTGCAAAGAATCCTGAGATATGGATGTACTCCGATAAGCCAGCGATTGAAAAATTTAAGAAAAGATTCAAGGTTTGCTTCTACGATACTGCAAGTGACATCGAAAAAATATTGGACGATAATAATATCGATGTTTTTTATGCACAAAAGGCAGGATTTGCGGATGGAGTTGTTTCAACAAAAAGAAAAACAGTAATCCATGCTGTATTTCAACAGTATGAACCACATGGTGATGTGTATGCATTCATTTCTGAATGGTTATCGAATCTATATGGAAAGAAACACGACTTTGTACCGTATATTGTTGACTTACCTGATCATGACAAGGACATGAGAGAGGAATTGGGGATACCGTCAGATGCTTACGTCTTTGGAAGACATGGGGGATACGAAACTTTCGATATTCCGTTTGTAAAGGACTTCATAAGACAATTTGTAAATAGAGTCGATAATTTTTAATTATTATTTATTAATAACGAGAAGTTTATTGATCATCCACGAGTTATTTTTCTTGAACCGACTGCTGATCTAATTAAAAAGACTGAATTTATTAACACATGTACTGCAATGTTACATGCGAGATTTAAAGGAGAAACATTTGGACTTGCAGTTGCTGAATTCTCGTTGAGAAATAAACCTGTAATCACTTATGCTGGTTCTCATGATAGAGCACATGAGATGATGCTTGAAAGAGATGCATTTTACTATAAAAATCCGACTGAACTAAATTTGATCTTTCATAATCTTGAACAATATTTTGGAAAACAGAATTTATCTCGTGATTGGAATAAGTATCGTAATTATTCACCGGAGAAGGTGATGGAAAAATTTAAAAAAGTGTTTTTAGATGGCAAGTAATATAAACAGTCCCTTGGATAAGAAATATGTATTTCCACCACCCGGAATAATGAACAAAGCAGTAGCTAAATTTGCAACTCATGTGGTTTTGTTTGGACAAGACAAATGGATAATGAGAAATCTTATGAACGCGTATCCACACGTTGAAAAGATTTATGTTGCGTACAGTGAGAAACCTTGGAACTACAATCCAAATGCACGTAATCAATATAAGAATTCGTTTGATATTAATCTCATTCGTAATTCTGAGTTTGCTGATAAGGTTGTTATTATTGAAGGTGTATGGGACACAGAAGAACAACAACGTAATGCATGTGCAGAACAAGCAGCAAAGGATGGGATGGATTATCTAATCATCCACGATGCGGATGAATTCTATTTTGATAAAGACTTTAGAAATTTGAAAAAAGTGATTGAAGAGAATCCTGATTTCGATTACTATAAAGTAGCGTGGCATTGTTTCTGGAAAAGTTTTAATTATGTTTTACTTGATGCGCAGGGAGATGATATTACTGGCTATCCTGAGTTCTGTATTAATCTAAAAAAGGGTGTGAGATTCGCTTCAAAGAGAAGACCGAATAGACCATACCATAAAATAATTACGAAGGATAATGGCGTATGTTATCATGGTTCCTATGTCTTGACAAACGAAGAATTACTTGAAAAGATCAATACTTGGGGTCATACGAACGACTTCAATAAGGATCAGTGGTATAAGGAAAAATGGTTAAAATGGACAGAGGAAAGTACTGATCTTCATCTAGTTAGTCCTAGTGCATGGTCAAAAGCAAAACGCTTTACAGGTGAACTTCCAGAGGTAATTGCTAATATGAAATAAAAGAACTAAAATTGCGATAATGATATTGATTGTCTTTGGTACTAGACCAGAATTCCTAAAAGTAAAACCTTTAATCGAAACTCTTTCTAAATTAAACTTAGAGTTCTACACTGTGTTTACATCACAACATAAAGATATTGTGCCAAAGGATTTTCCTGTTGGCTTGAGATTACCTGATATTGAGGCGGGTGGAAATAGACTTTCATCTGTGTTGGCACAGACAGTATATAATTTATCAGAAGTTCTTGATAAGAACGACCAAATAAAATATGTACTTGTACAAGGTGACACGACTACAGCACTGGCTGGTGCACTTGCTGCTATAAATGCACAGAGAAAAGTAATTCATCTTGAGGCAGGATTGAGAACGTATGATTACGAGAATCCATATCCAGAAGAATTTAATCGTCAGTTGATTTCAAAATTAACCGACATACATCTTTGTCCAACAAAAGAAAATTATGATAATCTTATTTCTGAAAAGGGAGTTGAAGGTAAAAAATTTATTGTAGGAAATACGATTCTCGATTCACTGGTTCCTTTAAAGGGAAAGGTTGAATATGGAAATACTATTTTGGTTACGTTACATAGAAGAGAGAATCACGATAAGATTGATGTGTGGTTTCGTGAGATCAATCGTCTTGCAAAGATTTATGAAGATTATAAATTCATTCTTCCTCTTCATCCAAATCCAAATGTTCAGAAACATAAGGACATATTAACACATGTTGAGGTTGTTCCACCGATGGAACATAAAGATTTTCTTGAAAAATTGGTTAAGTGTCGTATGGTGATCAGTGATAGCGGTGGTATTCAAGAAGAATGCTCATTCTTTAAAAAGAAGGTAATAGTATGTCGAAAAATAACGGAAAGACCTGAATCCGTGGGCACTACAAGTATTTTGTGTGCCGATCCAGAAAAACTCGTATCTTTGTTCACATTAAACAATTACAAGTTCGATGTAACCGAATTTGACTGCCCTTACGGTGACGGAACTGCAACAACACAAATCATAGATATTTTTCAACGTGAAATCTATAGCTAACATAATTTACGAACAAGAACTAAGCAACTATTCGAAGGTTGAATGGGTGAATTATGTTCATTATAATCATCCATCAATGCAAATTCATCTTCATTGTGATTTGACATTGCCAACCCTTGTGATTGGATGGAATTTATTCAAAACAAAGTTTCCACATTTAAAACCAAATATTCTTACCAAAGAATATGGTAGAATTCGTTGGGAGTTTAGCATGGAAGAAAGAATCACGGATCACTTCAATGGTATCGCAAACTTCATGAAAGTTTCTCCACGACAGTACGTTGAAAGCTACAAGTATAAAAATATTGATCCAGTTAGAGATAATCTTCTCGATGAAGATGAATTGATAAAACATCTGATTGTTTTTTCAAATCTCTTTAGTTCGAATGCCTATCAATATAAGGATGAAATGATCTATCTATATTCTCGTACAACCTTTGAAATTACGGGGTTGCATTTGAACGCATATAGGTATTTTGGTTTTGATACTGAAAAGATTACCAACTATATTTTCGACCGTGTTCGTCAGAGTTCAAAAAACATAGCCACACTGGACACGGATGGTCTCGTTTATCAGTCATTTTACAAGCAATTCCCCGAATTTGACCAATTAAAGCGTTCTATCGTGCTTTTTTTATCGTAGTTCTGTATTTATAAGAAACTTCGGTAACATGAGTAACAAAAAGCAAACAGCCATTGATCGTTTTCTTAATAGCGAACCTGTCGGACAAACAAAACAACGTAAAGTTGTTCTTGATTCAAGAGAAGGTTTGATTGAAAGAATCGACAAAATCCTTGTAACAAAGGAAGGCAAACAATTATTGAGAGAACAGTATTAATCGGTTGAACGGTATATGAGTCACAAAAAATCATTAAGAGAGCATCTTGAGCGTATGAAGTATGTCTCTGGTTATGCAATTAACGAAACTCCAAAATACAAGTCGTTGGTTGGTGGTTCTGAATTTGACACTTTACCTGAATACTTGAAAGAAGCACCGTCAGGTGGAACAGGAGCACCAGACGCTGGTCTTCCTCCACTACCTGATGCAACTGCTGGCGCACCCGCACCAGACGCTTCGGGAGCACCTGCTGGTGCAATGCCAGCAGCACCACCAGATGCAGCACCAGTGAACGGTACAGGCGCACCCACACCTCCACCGGAGAATGTGAACGTAGACATTTCGACAACAGCACCTGCGGAACAACCACCTTCTGAGCAACCTATGCCAGAACCAGTGGAAACTCCTGAGATGTTGCAAAAGAAAGCAATGGAACTTCAATTGGATGCACTTAAAAAGATGTCATTTAAGATTGACGATTTAGGTAGTGCGGTTGATAGTTTAAACCAAAGAATGGAAATCTATTCCGATGAAGTCGAAGAAGTTAGAGAACCTAGCGACATGGAAAAATTCGAGAATAGAAAAATCGATAGCAGTCCCTATTATTATAACTTGAACGATTTGTGGAAAGGCGACAACTTTAAAGCAAGAATGGATCAGTTTTCTAAAGGGTATGTAAAAACCGAAGACGGTTATGTAGCTGATTTCGATGATCTTCCTAAACTAGCACCACACGAAGTAAAAGCAAGTTTTGACGATTTTTAACATCGCCCAAAGGGTGAAGGTTCTGGTCTGACGATACCGTATTCGTCCAACGCATCTACGGGATGCGTTTTTTAATATTAACAGAATAGGAGTGTATCAGACTACGGTTATTTTACATTCTGCTAATACTGCCAAAATTGGAGTAATTAGTTTCGAGGCACGATATGACAAGTTTTGTATCGTGCCTTGCGTTTTTCCAAGTATTTATAGAAAAAATAAGCGGTGTCAGTATACAGATCATATTTCCAGAAAAACAACACTCTCATTCAGAATAATGAGTTGAACGTTTCCCAAAATCCAGTTGGTGAAATCTCATACGGTTCTATGCAAAGAACTGTAAGTAGAATCATTTTCAAAACTGATCTTGAACTGTTGGCAGAAAAGATTCTTGCCGAAGGTATTGATCCTAATAAGATTGTATCACACACTCTTCATTTTACGAACACGGTTTCTGAGAAACCGAAAGAAGTTGGCGAATATTCATATTCTCGTGAAATTGAAAGAGCAAGTAGTTTTGACCTTGAATTGTTTACTCTTCTTGAAGATTGGGACGAAGGTCGTGGTTATTTTTTTAGCTACAACGATGATGAATTAATTCGTGTTCCAAAAGGTGCAAGTAACTGGTATTTTAGACAGACTGCAATTCCTTGGTCTGAGGCTGGTGGATTTACTACTGGCACTACAGGTATGACAGGTTCATCCGTGGTCATCGGAACACAACACTTTGAAAAGGGTAATGAAAATATTAATATTGATGTAACAGACTATATAAACAGTTTGTTATTTGTAAGTGGAACAACCGACTTTGGTCTTGGATTAAAAATGACTGATCTTCTTGAAGGTCTTCAATTATTAAAGAGAAGAGCAGTTGCTTTCCATATGAAAAACACCAATACGTTTTACGAACCGTACATTGAGACGGTTATCGAAGACGGTATTTCTGATGATCGTAATTTCTTCATTATGGATAAGGACAATGAATTGTACTTATATAGTAATGCAGGTGACGTAACGATTTCAGGTGTAACGATTTATGATTTTAACGGAGACGTTTATCAGGTCATTCCAGCATCCGGTGTAACCAGAGTAAAAACAGGAATATACAAAGCGACTGTGCAAGTGGACTCTGCTGATTATCCCGATGCGGTTATTTTTAAGGACGTTTGGACTATTTTCCAGAACGGAAAAGAAAAAAAGATTTCTTATGATTTCTATTTGGTTAATTCGGAAAGTTTTTATAGTTTTGGTTTGTCTAACAGATTAAACCCCGATAACTTTCACTTTTCCTACTTTGGAATAAACTCTGGCGAATCCATCAAAAGAGGAAACAAACGTAGAATCGAAGTCATTATCAAGCAGTTATATAAAAACCTTGATAGTAATTTACCATTAAATCTTGAGTATCGCTTGTTCATCAAGCAAAGTAACGATGTCGAAATCGACATTATACCTTATACCAAGGTTGACCGCACTGTAGCTGGATATGAGTTCACCCTAGATACTTCATGGTTAATTCCACAAGATTATTATTTAGATGTGAAAATTTCTGACGGCACAGTATTTAATAGTAAGACACCTATCGGATTCACAATTGTTTCAGATGATGCCTTTACCAAAAGTTAAAATTTATTTGTTGATTTATTAAAAGTTTGTTGAAAAGTTTTTTGTTGTTGAGTTTTAGTTTGTAGTAAAAATTGTTGATATAATATAAATTTAAATGTTGATCTATCTATGGAACAAGTAGAAAATGCGGCATTGGAACAAGGTTCTGATGCAGAAGCACTTGACAGTCTCTTTAACAAGTATAAAGAACGAGACGAAAAGAAAGGTAAATTTCTTTCAAAAGAAGAATTACTCGCGAAATATTTTAACCCGCGCAAGGACACCGAAATTTTTAGAGCGTTACCAAAACGCCAAGGTGAGGAACTAATCGAAGAAGGTTATTTCCACAAAGTCCAAGCAGGTGAGTACACGTCAAACACGACTGCTGTATATTGCCCTGCGAAAAATAACCCTAAGACACAAGCTGTTGACAAAGACGGCAAATTAGTTGTTGATCAAAATGGTCAGCCAACTATGCTTGCACAATATTGTCCTTTGTGTGCTAAGGCTGCTGCTATCAAAGCAAAGCAAAACAAGTCTATCATTGGTAAGAAAGAGAAAGACATTACCGATCCTGCGGAATTAGCGATCTTTAAGAAGAACAAAGAATTGTTCACTCACTCTAGTAAGTTCGAAGCGAAACTTTATTATATCGTTCGCGGTATTGATAGAGGCGCAGAAAAAGATGGCGTGAAATTCTGGAGATTCAAACATAACTTCAAGAGCCAAGGTGTTCATGACAAGTTGTGGAAACCAATCATCCAAGCATTCTACAAGCAAACAGGCAAACTTTACAATGATGTGAAGGAAGGCGTTGATCTTATGATCACTGTTTCTGATAATGAATTTGCTGGAAGAAAGTTCCGCGATGTGACTGCAATCACTCCACGTATTCCTCAGTCACCACTTCATACTGATCCGCTTATAGCGAAGCAGTTGTTGGACGACAAGGCAACATGGAGAGAAGTGTTCAAGCCTAAGAAAGCACCGGGCATTGATGAACTTACGTATTTGAAACTTGCTGCCGAAGAAAGAGCAGTTGGTCAACAATACGACATGCGTAATACACCGTATTACGATGAAAAAATTAAGAGATGGATTTTCCCAAATCACCCTGATCTTGAAGAAGTAGCCAATACGAAGAATCGTAATTTGGATGCTGATCAATCACAGGAGTATGACATCCCGGATGAAGGGTACGTTGCAGCAGCAACATCTGTCGTGAGTCAGAACAATGCTGACATTACTCAAATGAGTACTGCTGCCCCTACTGAAACTAAGTCTGAACTTGGTGCGGTAGATTTAGGTTCACCTGCTAGTGCAGGAGCCTATGATGATCTTCCTTTCTAAGACAAAGCAAAGATCATGATTAAGGAGAAGCGATTTAGTTCGCTTCTCTTTTAATAACCTTATTCCAATACTTTATGGGATGCCAGAATTACCAAAAAAATTACCAATACAGAAGAAGTCTTTTTCATTAGACGACTTCAAGAAAAAAACAGGCAGCATTGATGTGCCTGATAAGAAAACAGAATTCATACCGCTATCTTCTGCCTTCAAAAAAGGAACAGGATTACCGGGAATACCGAAAGGTTATACAACATTATTCAGAGGTTTTTCAAACACTGGAAAATCAACTGCATTGTGTGAAACATTAGTAGCTGCTCAAAAGCTAGGAATACTTCCAATTATCATTGATACAGAAAACAACCTTGGACGTGAACGTTTGAAGGCAATGGGTTTTGATTGGGATGGTGGATTTTATATTGAGATCGATAACGAATTTTTATTAGAGAAATTCGGTAAAGCTAAAGAACCAAAGAAGATGGAAGCATCTATTGAAGATTTAGCTGATGCAATTCACTTCTATCTTGATAAGCAAGAATCAGGTGAACTACCATTCGATATTTTATTTGCGATTGACTCGTTAGGTACATTAGATTGTGACATGACAGTAAGAGCGAAGTTAAATGAGACTGGTCAGAACAACATGTGGAATGCTGGTGCGTTCGAAAGAGCGTTCAAATCAATTTTGAATTACCGTATTCCTAATTCTCGTAAAACAACGAAGCAATACACAAACACTTTGATTGGTGTTCAGAAGATTTGGTTAGAATCCAATCCTGTTGGTCAACCAACGGTGAGACACAAAGGTGGTGATGCATTCTTATTTGGTGCGAGATTGATTATCCATCACGGTGGAAAGAAAAGCCAAGGTATCAAATACATTAGTGCGATCTCTAAGGGAACTGAAATCTCTTTTGGTATTCAAACCAATATTGAATCAGTGAAGACTCAAATTGATGGCGACTATGGTGGTATATCGATCCAAGGTGACATTATTTCAACTCCGCATGGTTTCATTGGCACATCGCCAGAAGAGATCGCTGAGTATAAGAAGAATCACTTATCTTATTTCAGAGATAAGTTAGGTTCCGACTTGAAAGAGAGTGACATCGAAACCAAAGTAGATATTTCTGCTATGGACGATGATGAAGCAAAAGCAATTTTTAACGAAATGTAATTTTTTCCGGGGCGTGAGCAATTGCGTCCCGGTTTTTTAACTTATGGATACTAAAACATTACTCGTAGATGGTTCGTATCTCTTGAAGAGATCGTATCATGGAGCAAAAGGTAGTTACACAAAGTCAGGATACATGGGCGGTGTATACGGCTTTCTAACGATGGTTAGAAAGTTTATTAAAGACCATAAGATAAATAAAGTAGTACTTGTTTGGGATGGTGAGAATGGAGGAATAGCACGTCACCGCATTGATCACATGTACAAGTCTAATCGAAAAGATAAGTCATGGTACACGCAGATTCAATTGAGTGATGCTGAGATTCGAGCAGAGAAAGAAAAAGATCAATCCATACTTCTTCAACGTAAGAAGGTTCAGATGTACGCAGAAGAACTTTTTTTGAGACAAATAGAAGTGTTCGAGATTGAAGCTGATGATATTATTGCAGCATACTGTCATAAGAACCATAAGAAAGAAGAAATTATCCTTTACACCAACGACAAGGACTTTTTACAATTACTTACGTTAGATATTTCGATCTATCTTGAAAGCGAGAAGTCTATTGTGGAGTCTGGAAACTTTTTCCAGTTCTTTCCATACTTCTATAAGAACGCACTTACTATGAAAATATTGTGCGGAGATAAAGCAGACAAGATTGAAGGAATAAAGGGACTACAGGAGACAACTTTGTTGGAACACTTCCCTGAATTGATCGATAGTGAAGTGAGTGTACGCCACATCTGTAAGCGTTCAGTCGAAATTAATGAAGAAAGAAAAACAAGAAAATTAAAGCCATTGTTAGCATTGGCTAATATAACCAAAAATGTTGAAAGGTTAAAAACTAATCACAGTTTAATGAATTTGTTTGAACCGTTTCTGAGCACAGAAGCGTACCAAGCAATTGATGATCTGGAAGTTCCCTTATCAGACGAAAATAGAGGTGGCGATGGTTTGTATAAAATGATGATGGAAGATGATTTCCTCTCACTTTACTCCAACTACGGAAACTACGCAAGTTATGTTCAACCATTCTATCAAGTCATTTCCAGAGAAAAAGATTTGTTAAAAAAATATAACAAGATTCATTTGAATAGTTGATGGAATTACTTATAATTGCTTTGTACAACGATCAACCGACACCTATATGTCAGAAGTAAAAAAAGGAGAAAATCATTTTAAATTTGGACTCTATCTAAGAGGGGAAAAAATTTATGAAAAAATATTTAGTGCAGACATTTACAACCCTGTAGTACGTTACTCCGTTGATATTCGTGAGAGAATTCCATCGATTATTGAAAACATTCAGAACGTATTGAAAGCAACTGAGTTAACGTTTGAAGATTCTTATGGTGTAAACACCAAGAATTATTACAGACACATTTGCAAGATTAACCGCATGCATCCGATCAAATTATTCGTTCCAACGAATTATTCTAAAGATCGCGATGGACAACAGAAAACGAAATTCCAAGGGAAGGGAACTGAGTTTAAATTTGGTGTATACATCAATTCAAACCCAATTGTTGAACGTAACTTTTACGTAGATAATTACAATCCCGATGCGCGTTTCTCAAACGAACTTCCAGAAGTACTAAATGATATTGTTGACTACCTTACCTCTTATTTAAAGAGCAGCGATGTCAACCACATGTGGAACGACTACGATTTGATAATGACCTACGAATTGAACATTCAACAAGTACGGGAATTATCTAAAGATAGACGTGAAGAGTTTCTTAAAAGAAAATCTGATCCTGCCTTTGTTGAAAAGGTAAGATTAGACTTCAATAAAGGGAACGAATTCACATCTTAAATAGTCATGGAACATGTCCGACAAGACAACCAATCATCGTGATGACCTTGGGTACTTAGGTGCATCCTTTCAGCAAAAAGTATTATGGCAATTATTAATTGCTCCCGATTTTGCTGAACAAATCATCCCCAACTTAACCGCAGGGTACTTCGATAATCAAATTCATAAGTTCATTATGAATATGATTAAGAAGTACTTTGAGGACAACAATTTACCTTCAACTCTTCGTAACAGATCAATCTTTGAATATATCAAAGGCACGAACAAATCCGAAACGGATAAAGAACTTGCCTTTGGTATATTGAATCAGATCATCAACTACGATAAGAGCGTTATGGATGGAAGAATCCTTAACGATGGTGACATAGTTCAAAAAACAATCTGGTTGTTCGTTAAGCAGCAAGAATCAAAGAAGCTGGCAAACGATATTTTTGATAAAATCAAAACAGGTGCATTAGAAGAGAATGTTCACTTCTTCGAAGAATCATTTCAAAACATTTTGAAGTTAGGTATTCGTCATGATGAAGGTGAAGATGTATTCTACAACATAGAGGACGCGTTGCGCGAAGATTATCGTGAAGTTACTCCAACAGGTATCAAAGCGATGGATCAGGCACTTGCTGGTGGTCTTGGTAAAGGTGAGATGGGTATTGCATTGATGGCTTATGGTGTTGGTAAAACAACATTCTTAACCAAAGCAGCAAATACTGCATACAACTTAGGTAGAAATGTTCTCCAAATCTTTTTTGAAGATAACGAAGGTGACATCAAAAGAAAACACTATACACTGTGGACAAAAATTCCTTTATCTCAATTAACTGAGAGAAGAGAAGAAGCAATTAAAATGGTTAACGATCATAAAATTGCACACAGAGAAAGTGGTATTGGTGGACGATTGGTTTTAAAGAAGTGGAAGAGCACAGACGGTGCACCAACAATTCCAAACATCGAAAGATGGATTAAGAATTACGAAAAAACGAATGGAATAAAATTCGATATTCTTTTTCTTGATTATTTGGATTGCTGTGAATCCCACAAACCTACTCATGGTGATAAGAACGAAAGTGAACTTATTATTGTGAAGGCATTTGAACAAATGTGTTCTGATTTAAATATTCCATGCTGGACTGCGATACAAGGTAATAGAAGTGCTGTACGATCAGAATACGTACATGGTGATCAAATGGGTGGTAACATCAAAAGAGCACAAAAAACACATTTCTTATTTTCTGCTGCGAAATCACAAGAACAGAAAATGGATAATCTTGCGAATCTTCAAATCATTAAATCACGTATGACCAAAGATGGTCAGATGTATGAAAACGCAATTTATAATAACGATACACTTGAAATTAGATGTATTGAAGGTATGCGTCCAAGTACTCCAAATGATAAGGCATCGCACAAATCAAACAACAAAAAAGATCAACCATTAGAGAATTTAAGTTTCTTCAATAACATGGTTGCAAGCTATGTGGATAATGAAGTTCGTGAGAAAGTAAAAAATTCAGAGGCTGCTGATACTCAAGCAGATGCAGGTGGTGCGTTGTCTGATTTGATTGATAATCAAATAGATAAAAAGCCCGAAAATATTTCTGCTGAAACCGTAAATTTAATGTAAGTTGCATCCTATTTATTAGGACACTTTAAACTAACGGTAGTATAATTTTTTATAATTCTTATTAGAATAACACATGAATATTTTTGAAAAACGCGAGACGATTAAACCATACGAGTATCCAAAACTCATTAGATATACAAGAGCAATACACGAAAGTTTCTGGACACCGGAACACTTCACATACGACAGAGATGTAGCAAACTTCAAAGTAGACTTAAACGACACTGAGCGTGACATTATTAAGAAATCAATGTTAGCAATCGGTGTAGTTGAAAATAAAGTAAAAACATTTTGGGCGAGAATTGACATGCGATTACCGAAAACGGAAATTGCAAACGTTGGTCACACATTTGCCGGAAATGAAGTTATACATCAAGAGACCTACGAGAAACTTTTAAGTCTCTTAGGATTGGAAGATGAATTCAATCGAGTTCATGAAATTCCATGTATGCAAGGAAGAGCAGAATACCTAACAAAATATTTGAGTGGTGTTCATTCGAAGTCGAACAAAGAATTTACGAAGTCATTGATCCTCTTTACTCTATTAGTTGAGAATGCAAGTTTGTTTTCACAGTTTCTGATTGTATCTTCTTTTAAGAAGTACAAGAACCTATTGAGTAACTTCAACACTGTTATCGGTGCAACTGCAAGAGAAGAAAATCTTCATGCAAAGTTTGGTGAAGAACTTATCTCAATTATCAGAACTGAAAATCCTGAATGGTTTGATGAAGAAATGGAAAATAAGATCAGACGCAATGTACGTAAAGCATATAAAGCAGAAGTAGGTGTGTTGGATTGGATTTTCGAAAAAGGTGAACTTGATTTCTTGCCAAAAGCAAGCATTGAAGAATATCTTAAATATAGATTCAACAAATCATTGAGACAAATCGGATATGCCGATGAATTTGAATTGGATGAAAAGTTATTGGAGTATTCAAATTATTTGGACGTTCAATTGACAGCAACAACATCATTCGATTTCTTTGCTGAGAAGTCAACCGACTACTCACAGAATGCATCATTCGATGAAGAGTTGATTTGGAATTAATTAATCATTTTAAAATATAGTAAAGCATGAAACTCACTTGGTTAAAAGAGGATCAAAGAGAATTTTTAGAAAGAGGCTATTTGGAAAACGGTGAAACACCGGAGGACAGATATAAAGAACTCTGCAATACAATTGAAACGTATTGTCTTAAATTATCACAAACAGTTGAATCGATTGAATACTGTAAAGGTATTGGAAAACGTTTTGAAGAATACATTGCAAAAGGATGGTGTTCATTTGCAACTCCTGTATTAATTAATTTTGGTAAGAAAGAAAATCTTGCGATCTCATGTAATAAGAGTATTCTTAGTGATTCGCTTGATGATATTTACAAAGGTATCCATGAATTAGGTATGTTGGCAAAGTATGGTGCGGGAACGTCACAGAACTTTTCTAATTTAAGACCAATGGGTTCTGATATATCAACTGGTGGTCAATCGAACACGATTCTTGATTGGGTTGAACTGTATGCCGATATGATGTCTAAAACATCACAGAATAGAGCAAGACGTGGTTTCTTAACTGCATATCTATCTGTTGATCATCCTGAGATCATGGATTTCTTGGACATTGGTACGCATAGAGTGCCAGCAGATAAGCAACGTTTCTTCCAAACCATTACAACGGCAGTTACACTTCCTGTTGGTTGGAGAAAATCTTTGAAAGAAGGTGATAAAGAGAAGCGTACTATTTGGGGCAAGATTTTGAAGACAAGAAAAGAAGTAGGATTTCCTTACATTATTGATCTTGAAAATTCAAACGAAGCAAGACCTCAAGTCTACAAAGACAAAGGCATGGAAATTAAAACATCGAACATCTGTACCGAGATCATCGAGTACTGTGACGATAAAAAAACATTTGCATGTTGCCTTTCATCTTTGGTTGCATACTATTTCGATGAATGGGAGAATCATCCTAACTTCATTTTCGATATGAACTTGTTGTTGGATTGTGTTATCGAAGAATACATCGAGAAAGGAAAGAAAATGGCTGGTATGGCAAAAGCAGTTAAGTTTGCAGAAGAACATAGAGCCATTGGGTTAGGTGTACTTGCATTCCACTCTTATTTACAGAAGAAAGGTATTGTCTTCGGTGAACTTGCATCGTTCTCTGTTAATCAGAGAATGTTTGGAAAGCTAAGAAGCGAATCTGATCGTGCATCTAAGTGGATGGCAGAGCATTTTGGTGAACCAGAAATTTTGAAAGGATACGGTTTGAGAAATACTACTCGTATTGCGCAAGCACCAACAAAATCTACGTCATATATAATGGGTGGTATTGCGTTGAACTTCTCAGAAGGAGTTGAACCACATAAATCAAACTACACTTCAAAGAAATTGGCGAAAATTCAATCAGAGGTGAAGAACAAGGAACTTATCGATTTGTTGGAATCAAAAGGTAAGAATAAAAAAGATGTGTGGGAAACTATTCTCGTTCACAACGGATCGGTACAGCATCTTGATTTCTTAAATGAAAGAGAAAAGGCTATTTTTAGAACTTTCTCTGAAATTTCACAAGTTGACGTGATTAAACTTGCTGGTCAAAGACAAAAATTCATTGACCAAGGGCAATCGATCAATATCATGATCCACCCGGATACACCTGCAAATGAGATAAATAAGCTACATTTGCTGGCATTTGACGAAGGTCTGAAATCATTGTACTATCAATATTCAATTAATGCTGCACAGGAATTTAACAAGGAATTGTTAACTTGCTCAAGTTGCGAAGCATAAATGTTACTACTTATTTTCTTTATATTAATGATATGGCTCCATTGTTGGAGCCATTCTTTATTCCCTTCTAGGGTAATAAAAAAAATATTTCGTAAATTTTTGGAGTTTTTTATAACCTTTTATAGAAAATAGCGTATTTATCTTTACGTCCGAAAATAAATCGAAATATTTTTGAGTAGGACTTGACAAAGAGAAAACTATTTGTACCTTTGTCTTCCCGTCACAGAATACCGAGACGGAAAACAGACGTTCTTTAAAATATTAAAAAAATATGGGCTGCTTGAAGTCCATTAAAAGATAAAACCAGTAATGGTGATAAAGGGGGTGTGGTATAAACGCCATGTTCTCGATCTCCTTCCGCAAGGAAGTGGATACAATCAAGCAAGCATTGCAGTTGGATTTTTTATAGTGAGGGGCTTACGTCTGTAGCTATGGAGGGTTCGAGTTCCATCAACGGGGTGGAAATAAGTATGGAAACATATGATTGTAAAATGCAGGTTATTTGTGCACCTCCGGGTGTGCGAATCATGTCGGTCTGAAATCTCGCAAGGACGTAAGGCTGAGACCAGTTATTTCACTGACTTTCTCATAAAACGAATGGTTGGGGTGATGATGGTGACCGCAAGTCACAGAGAGTTGTTTGGTATTGGCTATCCAAAAGATAGTTAGCCGAGTCTCAGCCACAACTTTCAGAAGTCCGAAAATATACTTCAAACGTATATCCCTTTTAAGGATACAACAACTTGTAAAAAAGAGCAAGTGCTGAGACGATTAGACAGAAAGTCGCATACTACCGTTGCAATATACGGTAATGGTCACCTCTCAAGGGTGGTCAGTTGATAGGACTTGTTGCGGTGGGGAGGCATCCTCGTTGTAGCGATGGACTAACTGAAAATGTCTGGTCGAAACGAATGGTTTCCGAACCGTAAGGGGAAGGAACTTGCGATTGTAGTGTACTTGCCGAAAGGTGAGTGGATAAGAAGAGAACCGAAAGGATAATGCTTCGAAAGTGCTACTGGAATGCTGTAATCTCAGGCGTTTATCTTTCACACCATGTTGAGGAATCGATGGGGTGTTGAGAGAGAACTTCGATGATGAATCGAAGAATATGGGGATGTAGTTTAACTTTTAAAACACACGACTTCGGGTTGTGTGATGGGGGTGAAAATCCCTCCAACCCCACTTAACTGGCTATTTATCGGGTTACTTCAAACTTTCTTTATACGAAAACTTAACCACCTGATTATGCTTTCCAGTTTTTATTTTAAGATAGACGATCTTAAAAAACAACATTAAAGATATTGTGGCTACAGTGTAAGTTACTTCTCGCTCTTCGGAGCAACAAAATGGTAATTTGAACAAACACTAACACTAATTTCCACAACCTCATTTCTGGCTATTGATTCAGTTACTTCTACAATTTACAATTTAAATGTTCAACCACTGACTCGCGTTTCCAGAATTTTTTTATTAAAACCATTCTGATTTTAAAACCTGTAACTTTTAAAACTATGAAAACAAAAACCCTATCTCCAATCACTGCGGCAGAGACTGTCTTTACGAAGGCACAGATCGCATTCCAAAGAGGCTTCCTTTTGGGAACACCAAACAAGCCCATCGGTAAATTGCTGACCAAGCAAGAGAAATTTAGCATCCAAGCAGAATTAATGCAGTTCGGATACATTCTATCCGAAGAAGCACTTGTCGTTGTAACCATTGACTGGTTCAAAGATGTAATTCCTTTCTTGAGAAAGAATTTAGGTGTAGGCGACTACACACCATTCTATAAGAACTTCCCACAACAAGTGATGGAACTTAGCCATGCTGAGTTGTATTGGAATGCAATCATCCATTACTGGTCAAGTGGTACTTGGGAACCAACTTATCTGTTGAAAGAAAGAGGCTTTGCCTTTGAAAACACTAAGTTCACAACTATCAAGTTGGGAACCGAAGAGGATTTCCAAAAAATCTTTACAAATCTTGTATCGATCAATCAGTCTATCACTGAAAACGATAAGTCTATAATCGAATGGTTCATCCAGAACTATGCGCAAGGTATTGTCATGCCTAAAGTTGTTCCTTTCAAGGAAACACTTTGTATGCTTGCCGGACACGGCTTACCAGTTCCTGTACAAACAGCAACTGACGTATTGAGAATAGCAACCTATTTCTCAGGTGGTGATATTTCATTGCCAGCAGTACCGAAAGTTACTATTGACGAAGTTAAGGAAAATAGAAAGGCAACTTTCTTCCGTAACTTGAGAGATTCACAAATCGAAGCAAGAGATAAGTTTAAGTTCAAGAACTTGCCTAGAGCAAGAAGAAAGTATTTGCTTTCATTGCTTGAATCGATCAATATTGATCTCGGTGAAATGAAGTTGAAACTCGAAAGATGGTTACGTCTTGGAGAAGTACTTCACGTAGGTGAATATAAGACTCGTTTTCCTAAAGCGTATCAAGCATTCAACGTGCTTAGAAATGACGTGCAATCAGTACAGACTTTCGAGTCTAAAATTGATGCTGCATTTCAAAAGGTATTTGAAACTAACGATGATGAATCATTAGATTTCGCCTTGATGCTTCTTTCTAAGAGACCGGGTATTTTCGCGAGAAAATTAGACTGGTTATTGAGAAATTTCGAGAATTCTGCCGTGCTAGAAACCTTCAAGAAAATCTCTATGAAGGTGAGTAAGAAAGTATTGTGGGAACTTTACAATCACTTCTTAAACCGTGATACAACCAACGCAAGATCGGTTATGATCAAGGGTAAGAAGTCAATAAAGAGAACTCTTCCAGAGTTACCTCCAATGAATAAGGTTTTGATCAATAAGATTCAAAACGTGATCTTATCGTGCATCGCTGAACACTTTAGCCAACTTGAAAAACTTGGTGATGTGTGGATTGATGAACAGTTGAAGAACATTCCTCTTCCTTCTGGAATGAGAAGTGTGAACACGGCAGTGAAGACTTACGTGAGAGGAACTAGAATTCCGTTCAACGCAGATGCTAAGGTTGTGAGACCTTATATCCACTGGTTCGATCAACATGGAGATGAAGATTTGGATTTGAGTGTAGGATTCTACAATGCAAATTTGAAGGGTGTTGAACACATCTCATATACTAATCTTAGAAGTCAAAGATTGAACTCGGTTCACTCTGGTGATGTAAGACGTAGAGCAGGTGCGTGTGCTGAATACGTTGATATTGACATCGCTGCTTGTGCAAAGAACGGTGTTAGATATGCAATGGTTCAAGTGCATAACTTCCAAAATAGACCAATGCATACAATGAAAGATTGTGTGTTCGGTTTGATGGAAAGAGAATTCCCGGAAGCAAACAGTATCTTCGTACCGAAGACAATCACTAATGCAGTTAAGGTAGCGAACGAAAGTTCAACCGTCTGCATCGTGCTCTTGGATTTAGTTGAGAGAAACTATATTTGGGTTGATTGTGAACTTGAATCGAGAGAGTTGGCTAACCTTGAAAGCACTTCAAATATGACCGCTCAATTGATCAAGGGATTGATTAACAACTCACATTTGTCAGTGTATGATTTATTGTATCTTCATGCCGAAAGCAGAGGAACAATAGTTAGAAATAAGGAATTTGCTCAGACCGTGTTCGAGTATGATGACTTCGTAACAAGCTACGAAAAGGCTGCAACCTTTATGTAATATTCAAGTCCGTTTTATGGGCTGGTGCACCTGACCATAATTAAGGGTAGAGTATCCCCGTGACCTCTGATAATTAACCCCACAGATTAACTTCTGTGGGGTTTTTTTATTTTCAAAATCGATCAAATATTAATTAAGTTTTAAAGGCTATTCTCGTATTTATCTGTAATAGAAGCGTCCAATAATTTACGAATTATTGTAACTCATTGGACGGTCATCAACTTACGATAAACAAGAGACATAAATGCCATTTTTCACAAGACCTGACCTTTCCGACATTCAGTTTAAACAGATGTCTGGATCGACACTTACAATGTCAGGAGCAACTGATTTTATTGGACAATTAAAGTCAAAGGGTGTTGAAATTGATGCGACCATAGTAGGATCACCATCTGGTGTCACTGGTCACGTTTTAACATACATTGGCGGTAAAATAAAACTTGCTCCTTCTGGAAGTGGTACTAGTGATTCTTCTTTCGATAGCAATAGAACAACGACCAGAGTAGGCATTCCTGCCGTAAACGTAGGTGGTGCAACTGTAAAGCAATTCCTTGAAGGATATTTCTTCCCTTCTGTTCCCCCAACACTTTCAATTGTTGGTGGTACAACAAGATATTTTGGTAATAACGCTTCATTCGTTCTTAACTGGACTGTAACAAGAAGAACATTACCGATTACATCAATCACCGTGAACGGTTTATCTGTTCCGTCTGGATTCTTTAGCGGATTACCTCAAAATGGAAGTTTAAGTAGTGGTACGACTGCAACAATTGCAACACCGAACACGAACCAGAACTATATTTTGAACACAACTACTGCTTCTGAAAACGTAAACGCAGTAACTACTATGAGTTTCAGTCATAAGAGATATTTCTATGGTGAGAATCAAGATTTACTCGACAACGGTCTATTCAGTGATGCTGGTAGAAGCACAAACGTAAACTTAAATGACGTAGGTGGTAAGTCAGAATTTGCCGGATCAAAAGCAAAAGGAACGTTCTCAATCACATTGAGCAATCAGTTCTTCTACTATATCTATCCAACATCATTTGGCGCAGCAGCGTTCACGATCAATGGTTTGTCAAACAACGATTTCAGTTTTGCTGACTTCTCGTTTACCAATCCATTTGGATTCGTGACTACGTTCAGAATGTATAGAACAAATAACTTATTAAACGGCACATTTAATATTGCCGTAGCATAAAAATAGAAAGAGAATGCAAAAATTACTTGGAACCGTAATAGCCTCACCTGTAGTACCGGGAGATTCAAGTGTCGATACATACCCATCGCACTATCCTTTCCTTGGTATGGGTGGTTATAGAGAAGTATTAACCATTGCCGATAGAGACGCAATACCTGTTCACGTTTTAGGAAATCTTGACTTTACAGGTACTTCATCTATGGGTTCTGGTCATAGACGTTTGGGTATGCTCGTTTATGTTTCAGAAGTCAATACAACATATCAATTAAATATTCCTTACTTGACATGGACTGGTTTGACTAACGTCAACAAGGTTGCTGCTCTCGCAAACAATACTAATTGGATTGAATTTGCATCTGGAAGTGGTGGTGGAGATGCCATCAAAAAGAGATACAATCAGAACGGACACGGATTTTCTATTGGTCAAGTAGTTGCCTACAACGGTACGAGTTTCGTATTGAAGTCAGCAGCACAAGCAGATTCTAATGAGACCCTTGGTCTTGTAAGTAGAATTGATGACGTAGATAATTTCACAATTACATACTCAGGTTTCTTTGATGCATCAACTGTATCGGGATTGAGTGCAAGTACCGTGTACTATGTGTCATCGTTCGTGGCAGGTGATATTTCATCAAGTGCACCAACTGCACTTGGAGACGAAGTAAGACCGATCTTGATCACACAAACTCCGACAACGGGTATTGTGGTTCAGTATCGTGGAAATGTGATTGTAGAAGTTAGTGGTAGTAGTGGAACGACAATAAATGTTATCGGCCCTGCGGAGGATGGAACTTACGAAGACGGTTTATTTACAGACTTCGTACCAACAACTCCAACAGGAACAGCAGTTGACAGATTCAATGAAGTATTAAAAGCATTGGCTCCATCACCAGCACCTGATTTAAGTAGCATAATGTTGGATTTCACATATCCTTCTGCAAATTTATCATTTGGTATTACAAAACCAATTTCGGGTTACACTAATGTGAGTGCAGCAGCAGGTAATACTGCTCTTGACATCAATGGTGCGTATATCGTTGGTGGAACTAGAAGAGGTGCAACAAGATTTGCAATCAGTGGTAACTTAAATTCAAGTGTTCCACTTACAACATCATATCCAGCAGGTGCGTTTGGTGAAGGCAATATAGGAAGATTAGAAATGCATGTTAACGGTGTATTGGCTCAAATAATATCTCTATCAGGTACTACAGCAGCGACATCAACATCAAGATTTAATTTAAGTGCTGTGTCGCCTGTAACATTTGCAAACAATGATCCATTCAATTTCTTTAAATATAGAACTGGAACATTTGCAGTACCACAGGCAGGGATGGCGTTTGGTTTTAACTACATGAGAATACTTCATGTAAAACCAAGTGGTACAATTCAAACAAATTACTTGGAATGGATTTATGATCCACAAGGTAACATACTTATTTTGGGTGGTAATAACCTTAGCGGATTATCACTTACTGGTAGTAAATATATTTCTGGTGTAAGATACAATACTGGTGGAACTGTTACATATAATGTGACCTTATCACACGGATATAAAAACGTCTATCCTAATGGTAATGCAATTACATATCCATCAAGAACAAACTTGAGTGATGCGGGAATAATTTCAAAAACAGGTACTGGCTTGACTTCTGATATATCGGCATCAAGAACATTTCCTGCATTGAATACTGCTGTGGTTAATCCACAAGATTCAATACTTAACCTTGCATCTGCACACGTATTACAAAATAATATATTAGGTACACTTGGGACTTTAGGTAAAATTGAAACCAACGTATCTATTGTCCATCCGGTAAAGACAACAGCGACTGGTGGTGTTGCATCGTTAAATGGATTTTTACAGTACACAACTGTTCAAGTTGGTAATGTGAAGACTGAAAACTTTACTGGTGAAATAAACAGATTGCAAGATAGAGATTATACTGCATTGACATATGCTAACATCGATGGTGGAACGTATGTATGGGATGGAACACAAAGTTTAGTTGGTGCAAATGCACAACATAACACTGGCTTATTGATATTCAATGGTGAATTGATATATCCTAATGCTGCATATTTAAATGCGACATATGGTATAAACGCAGGAAATTTCGGAGCGGTAACAAATGCTCTTCCGAGTAATCCTAACTATTCAACTGCATCTGGTATCAGAGTATTTGATAGAAAATTCAAATCAACGAATGCTGTAACTCAGTCAACGTTGACACTTGAGTTCCTACATACTGGCTCGAACAGTAGTTTCTTAACTGATGGTGGAACTGGTGGAGTTGCTACTGGTAACTTCATCAAGATTGAATGTATGATCAAGAGAGCAGGTGGTGCAACACATGGATGGTTTAATCCATTTGCATCATCAGGAAATCCAGAAGGTATTGCAAACACTGCGATCTCTTCAATTGCAGGTGGTACTTCCGTATCATGTACATTATCTACAACACCAAGAATTGGTAATGGAGATATATTGATCGTAAGAGTTTATGCTGCAAGTGGATGGACAAATAGAATAAGTAATATTAACGTAGTTAACATATAAGACATGCCATTAAATACATTAAATACAGGCGCAATTTCGTTTAAGAAATTAGTTGGTAAAGCACACACTCAACAAGGGTTTGCTTTCACAGAAGAAAGTATTGCCTCAACGGTTAGTTCTTCTATCTCAAGTGTATTTGCTGATAGAATTAATCCAATTCCGGCAACGAGTGGATTGACTGCACTATATGCTACTGACGGAACTGTTCAAAAAATAAGATTCGAAGTTGAAATTATTCCTGATACTTTGATCGGTACGAACCGTTCACAAGGTTATAGATTAAAATTACCTTCTGTAATAAACGGATGGAATGCCAATGGTGCGTTATATCCAACATTCAGTGCAGGTACAAAAGTTCATACTTCACTTGGTAAACTTCAAATTGTTCCATCATTATATGGTAGAACAAAATCAGATGGATCAAATGAGTATGATCCAATTTTATATCAGACAAACGGATCGACTGTGATCGCTAAATTTGATCCGATCAACTGGATCATTGATAGCTATAACGGTATCTTGTTTGTTCAAGACCCGCCAGCAGGTTATGACGTGAGTGCATCGAGACCCGGTTTCGTTGATGCTTACTTATTCGTTGGTGATTATCTTGATCAAAAACTTGTTAGCGGTTTAACTGGTACTTCTGTTGAATGGAGTGACATTTTAAATAAACCATTGACTTTTCCACCTTCTGCACACGTTCATCCAATATCTGGTGTGACTGGTTTGCAAGGTGCGTTGGATAATAAAATTTCGATTTCTGAAAAGGGTGTAGCTGGTGGAGTTACTCCACTTGATATAAATAATTTAGTTCCACTTATACATATTCCTTCAATTTTCAAGGAAGTGTATGTGGTTCCAACAATTGCTGCAAGAACTGCGAGATTCGTAGCGTCTGGTATTACTGGTACTACAGCAGTTACTTCTTTCGAAGGTCTAAGAGTATACGTACTTGATTGTACTGGTGCTCCTGAACTTCCAACAGGTACAACTGGTGCATGTGAATCGATTGATACAACTGGTTTCTTAAACTGGTCGGCAATTACTTCAAGTCAAACTATTGATCTTGATTGGACAAATATTGCAAACAAGCCACCGCTTGTAAATAGAATTTTAAATGGTGGTGGATTAAATATCATACCATTTAGTGGTACTGGATATACTACAATATCAATTGACGTAGATAACGTTTACATTGAAACACAAGTACCTTCTGGTAATGTGAGCATTATAGAACAATCTATTGATCCATCAAGATTGAAATTCCAAGGTGGCAACACTGGTACTACTGGACAATATATTATCAGAGGTACTGGTAACACATTCAGCGTTGGTAATTTACCACTCACTGGTGTAAGTACTGTATCAACGTCAAGTGGTGTAACAAATATTGGTACATCACAAAATCCAATATTGATTGCACAAGTTGATGCTGGTGATAATACTATTGAAGCAACTGCATTCGGATTAAGAGTGAAGAACTCGTCAATTGGTTCCAATAAAATCAATTTTGGTTCTGCGCCATTCCAGTTTAATGCGGACAACTTATTGTTGAACTCTGGAACAACATTCTCAGGTAGTTCAACAGACGTAGGAACTGCGATTGAAGAATTGCAGGGAATGATCAATCAGAATTATGTATTGACAATTACTGGTGCTACAAACATCGGTACTGGTCAAGGACATGTATATGTTACTGGCTCAACAGGTCAAACATTACAGTTCAAAAAGATAAAACAAGGAAATAAAATTTCTGTAACTCAAACTGGTACAGATATAACAATTGCGGTGACAGGTATTTCAGCAACAACAGGGACGACAACTATCGGCCCTGCTGAGGATGGAACTTACACCGATGGATTGTTCATAGATTTCGTACCAACAACTCCAATAGGAACTGCTGTGGATAGATTTAACGAAGTATTGAAAGCATTAGCACCACCACCTGCTCCTGATTTAAGTCAGGCGACTGGAAGTGGTACGTTCGTAGCTGGTAAGTTATCATTCGGTTCATCGAAGGTGATTGCTGGTTTCACAAACGTAGGAACTAATGCTGGTAATGCTGCTGTAGACATAAACGGTAACTATGCGATCTCTGGAACGAGATTAGGATTAACTGCAACTCCAATCACTGGTGTATTGAACTCAAGTGTTGTTGGTGGTGGTGGAGGTATCCCGTATGCGAACACTGCATTCGGTGATGGTCACCTTGGCAAGTTAATTATGTATAAGAATGGTCTTGTACATAGCACATTGATCTTATCAGGTACAACTGGTGCAACAAGTAACAGTAGAATGGCTGTAACTGCTGTTCAACCAGTAAAATTCCCAAGTGGACAACCATTGGCAGTGTTTACCTATAGAACAGGTACTTTCAGTATCCCGGTATCCGCAATGACTAATGGTTACAACTATATTAGAATCGTGCACAGTGGTGCAACGTTCAGTAGACAGACAAACTTTACTGAATGGGTATATGATCCAGATGCATCGACAATTGCATTGATTGCACCTTCTGGTTTGACAAATTTAACTCTTGGTGGTAGCAAGTTTATCTCCGGTGTAAATTATCACACTAGTGGTAGTGTAAAATATCAAGGTACATTCTCGAATGTATATAAGAACGTGTTCAGTAACTCTGCAACAGCTATTGATTTCCATACAAGAGAAAATCTTGCTGCAATGACATTAATGGATGTTACTGGTGCTGGTATTGTACCACGTTTGGCAAGTGCTTTACAAACATTGCCTGACTTGGATATTGCAGCATCAAATCCACAGAACACAAATATTACCGTGCTCGGTACATTACCTATAAACGTATCATTGTTACTTGGTAACGTTGGTACTTTAGGTAGAGTAAGATCAAGCGTGGCAGTATTACATCCATTTGCAGCACAAGGTTTCAGTGGTGCACAATCGACCTTAACTGGTTTCTTGTTTAACACAGTGAACCAAGTAACAAACTTGAATAACGAAACCTTCGATGGTGAAGTAGATAGATTAGAAGCAAGAGACTATAGCGTATTGACATATGCTAACGTAGACGGTGGAACTTATGCATGGAGTCCTACACAAAACTTGATTAGTGGTAATGCTCAACACAACACTGGCTTGTTAGTATTTAACGGAGAATTGTTGTATCCGAATGCAGCGTATTTAACCTCAACATATGGTATTACGACTGGTAACTTCGGTGCAGTAACAAATGCTCCGGTTGGTAACCCTAACTATACAGCAGCAGCAGGTGGCAGAAGTCACTATAGAAAGTTTAAGTCAGCAAACGGTAGTACACAGTCAACATTGACATTTACTATTGCACACACTGGTGTACTTGCAGACTTCTTGACTAATGGTGGTACAGGTGGTGTACCTGCAAGTAATCAAATCAAGTTTGAGTTCTTGATCATGAGAAGCGGTGGAGCAATTCACGGATGGGCAAACCCTTTCGCACCGTCTGGTAATCCAGAAGGTATTGCAAACACTTCATCATCGCACAGTGCAGGAGTGACCACGGTATCATGTACATTGGCGACAACTCCAAGAGTAGCGATTAATGATATTGTTGTTGTGAGAATACTTACATCAAGTGTTTATAGCAACAGAATATCAAATGAAGCAATAACAAACATTTAATAAATAGAGATATATAAATGGCACTAACAACATTAAATACTGGATCGATTTCGTTTAAAAAATTGAGTGGTAAGGTACATACTCAGCAGAATTTTGCTGTGACAGAAGAAGGTATTTCTACTAACGTACAATCTTCTTTTTCAACCGTGTTCGCTCAACCGATTGTGAAACTTCCGGTTACACAATCTGGTTTAACATCATTGTATGCAACAAATGGTATTGTTGAAAGAGTTAAGTTCCAAATCGATCTTATTCCTGATACACAGATTGCCGTAGGTAAGTCACAGGGTTATAGATTAAAACTACCATCTGATTACAATACCTTCGGTGAACTTTATCCTGAGTTTAGTGCCGGAACATATTTATACACTGCTCTTGGTAAACTTCAAATTGTACCTTCACTTTATGGTACATTGAAGCCAGACGGTTCAACTGAATACGATCCAATCTTATATCAAACTAACGGTTCAACAGTAATTGCTAAGTTTGATCCGATCAACTGGTACTTCGATCCATACAGTGGAATCTTGTTTGTTCAAGACCCTCCTGCTGGTTATGACTCAAGTGCAGCAAGACCCGGTTATCTTGAAGCATTCTTATATGTTGGAGATTATCTTGACGATATTATATTCAGTATTTCAAGTGGAAGTACTGGTACTACTGGTCAAAATATTGGTGGTGGTGCTGGTGTATTCAAAGATACAATAAACGTATCTGGTACATCTGTATTAAGATTCAAAACACTTGTTGGTACTGGTGGAATTAATGTAACTGGTGATACTGATAACATTATTATTGGATTCAGTGGATCAACATCATCGGCAGAATCATCACAAGCAGTTTCAAAAAACTTTTTACAATTAGGACATGGTTTTGGTGTAAGTGATGTTGTCGAATATTCTGGTGGTACTTTTATTAAGGCATTGGCATTAGACGGAAGAGATTCTGAAATAATTGGTATTGTAAGTAAAGTAATTGACGTTGATAATTTCTCGGTAGTTGTTACTGGTTATGTAAGTGGATTAACCGGAACCAGTGGAAGCAGCACCTACTATGTGAGTTCAACTGTGGCTGGTGGTATTACGATTAATGAACCAACTTCTGATGGTAGTATTAGTAAGCCAATATTATTCACATTAGGTGCAACCGATGGAATTGTTTTGTCTTATAGAGGATTTGTAAATGTAACTGGTGTAACTGCAACAACTGAATTCAACGTTACTAACGCTGAAAATGGTTTAACACAGATTGGAAGTACAGTAGTGTTGGGTGGTGCGTTAACTGGTAATACTGATATTAATGTTAATGGATATGAATTAAAAATTACTGGTAATACTGGTAGTAGAATATTATTACAAAATTCTGCTGATGGTGACTACGTAGGACAAAGATATGAAAATACAATTACCGTAGAAGACTATGGAATGAGATTTGAATCGTACAGTGGAAACACCAACGCTTCAAGTTTAGTTATTAACGATTTAGGTTTTTCATTCACAGGTAAAAATCTTTCGACTGGTAAAAGACATAGATTGTCAGGAAACGATGGTATAATAAATATTGATGGTGTTGATCCTTCGAATACATTACGTACATCGTTAAGAATATCGGCAACACAAGCGTTATTCCAAGACACTAGAACTGGAAGTACTGCTGTTGGTTTACAGTATAGTTCAAACTACGGTGCTAATTTTACTGCAAGATCACTTGTTGATAGAGGTTATGTTGATAGTGCAGTTGTTAGTGGTTCTGTACTTGCAAATAATGGTTTAACAAAATCTGGAAATAGAATTCACTTAGGTGGAAACTTAACTGGTAATACTACAATTGCGTCTCCTGATGGATATGATTTTAATGTTGATACTCAAGGGTATATTAATATCAACGCATATAGAGTAAGATTTGGTGATATTACACCAGCACAACAAATTAATTATGTAATTGATGATGGTGGATTCTTCTACGTTTCTACAACTAATTCAGTTATAAATTTAAATGATGGTGAAGTTGAAATATCACATTTAAATTCACATATAAGTGTTAATGATAACAACATTAA